CACTTAGGTATGTCCTATAAAGCCTATAATGGCATGTTTGCTCAAGTAAGTCCTATAATGACTAAATACATAGAGATATTAGCCAATGATACAGGATTCAATAAATATGACATTTTATTCACTATCATAATGGACTCTGTAGACTACTATGCCAAGAAACCTAGCTATAAACGTAAGGTTACAGCAAAATTCCTTAAAGAACAAGATGTAAAATTATACAAGTAAAGCTTATATTTATACTATAGGCTTTTCTTTTTGTATAAATATTAGGTAGCATGGTTTTGACCTAAAAATCTTATTGGTGAATGAGTAAATATGCAATAGAGGGGATTAGTTTCATTTTTTAATTGGGTTAGCTACTAACATGTTTTATACTAAAAAATTTAATGGTGAATAGAGATATCTGACTAGCATGTTTTTAGACCTAATTTTTAATTGGTGAATAGTGGGATTTAACTAACACGTTTTTAGACTTAATTTTTTAATGGTCAATAGAGAAATCTCAGCCTCACCCCTCTCTCCCTGTTTTTTAATCGACCTTACCCATTGCCTATTTTTAATTGTAACAAGCCTGATTACACCAAAATAATTGTAATGAAAATGATTACAGCTAAGCCTTTACCCTATCATTTACCTAAAAAAAATTAGTATAAATAGCTATAATAAAATAGTTAAGCCTATCAAACTATAAATAATTAGCATGGATAAGGAGTCATAATATACCTAGATATTAGGGCATATTGAAGGGCTAAAATGAAAGGCATATTGAAACAATTATGGTAATTTACATGAAAATGATAAACTATTTTCCACCTATTCCCCCATAAACTCATAAAGAAATAATCATTTTCTTGCATAAAATAACCCTATCCAATCTATAAAATAAATATACATTTATCTGTATAATTAACCCTAACCCCTTAATCTATCTATAATCTCAGCATCTATCACTAACATATTATAGCCCTTATTAAACAATCAGCCTATTATCTCTATAAAATAATCATTATCCATATAAACAGACCTATCTATTATATACCGTTCTATTCTATCAATGACATATACTGATATAGCCTAAAACTATTACAAAAGGCTGTTTTGTTATAAAAACAAAATGTTGAAATAAATTAAAAATATATCACTTTATACTAGACAAATAAAATCGGATATGGTACAATAATAAATGTAAAGGATAAGGAAAGACCTTCTAGGTTGTCAGGTTATCCGATATAAAAAATTTAAAAAGTTTATAAAAACTATTGAAATATATCGGATATTGTGGTATAATTTAAGAAGATTAGGAATTATCCTAAAATAAAATCAAAGGGAATAAGCTAAAAGCTTATAAGGTAAATCATCATGAAAACACCAAAATTTGACTACTCAAACACTGAGTTATTCACTAGCAAATACAGCGTTTACGGTTATTGTCTATTCATCATGGTAGACATTAAAAACAAGACCTTTGTTTTTGGTCAGTCTAACAGTACAGTGGTAAGCCTACATAGAGCAGAATGGCGAGTAATGGAAAACGTTACACAAAAGCAAATTAAAGCTTTAAAAGAAAGATACTTGGAAAAAGGTTATACACAACTAAAAACAAGTGATTTCATTTAGCCTTACTAGGTAAAGCCTAGCGCCAATCTTGCAAGGGATTGGAAGGCATAGCGTTTGACGTGAGACAAACAGATTAGACATTATAATATTAGTCAAAAGCCCCTTAATGAAAGGAAAACTTTTCTAAACTTGTCTAACTCATTGGAAAACTCAGACTAAACGCAAAAGATAAAACAACAATATCAGCCCTTTAAAGCTCTAATAAGGGAAGATACACAAGAAAAGAGCGTTTGTACTCATTCAATTAAATAAACCAAAAGAGGTATAAAATCATGTCAAAGACATTGGAAACACTAGTAGAAAAAGCACTCAGAACAGGTCACTCAAATATCAATGGTAGACAACGCTGGTATGGGTATACAGGAGAATTACAGAGTAAATACTCAATGAGATATACAGAACAGGGTAATTTACACGTTTACCATTGGGGAACTAAGATTTTGTGTATTGGTAGTTTAAAATCAAGTAAGCCAATAGTGAAAAGCTTTTATGGTCAATCTAAATCTGATAGAGATGCTTTACAATTCTTGTTTGACTACTTTGAAACAGGATATAAGGCAAGCTATAGACCCTCAGTAGATAAGTTTATAGTAGAAGCTGATTTTGGAACTGGTGAACTAGAAGAAAAATCTATCTAATATTAAAATCGCTTTGGTAACTTGGAAACAACGGTTACAAGGGTTTACCCCTTTATGCTTTAATGTTTAATAAAACTATAAAATCTAAGGAAAATAAAACAATGGAAACAGTTTATTATAAATCTTATAAAGAGTTAGTTAGCGAATACTTTGGTATTGATTATAAGGTAGGGGAAAATGCCCCTAAGCTATCAAAACAGCTTTCTAAGAAGGGTATTGAATACTCACAAGAGGAATTACAAGCCTTTTCTGAGTTGCTTCTAGCTGTATTCTCAGACAATAAGGAACTTGTTTACACTTTCAAGTTGTCTGATATCCTACCTAGCTATAGAGAGGCTGAGAATTGGGCTTTTGACGGTTCTTGTAATAAACCAGGAGGAGCAGGAGAATTAACTAGTATTGCTTTGCAAACTAGTGACCTTGCAAGATATTGCTATATTTTCAATGAAAACAACCAACCAAAGGCAAGATTTTACTATCTAGAAGATGAACAGGGTGAGCTTGGGCTTTCTGACATGTACTCTTGGGAAGGTCATGGCTTCTACCTAGCGCCTCAAATTCTATTGGCTATCTTCTACAATAGAAAGTTATCAGACTTTCAAGAAACTCGTGAAAATATTGTATATGAGAACAACTTAGGAGGCTTCTGGTGTAATATGGCATCAGTGCAATATAAAAAGTTTGTTACTGATACAGAAATTTCAGCAGATGTTGACCTTGATAAAGCTGTAGATGTTTTGAGAGAAGAGGGCTTTGTTTGGTCAGAATATCACTCAGAGTATATTTTGATTGATGATTCAAGCTGTTGTGAAGATTGTGGAGACTACTTTTACAATGAAGACCTAGAAGATGGTGCTGACGGTTGTCTATACTGTTCTGATTGTATTTATGACCACTTAGAAGATGAAGAAGAAATAGCATGAAGGCAAAAGGTGAAAATAGGGGTTTGGGATTGTCAAAATCTCACCCTATAATCACCAATGAAGGACTAACACAAAAAATTTAGGTAAGGAAATAAAAACGAGGTAAATAAGATGAAAATTTTTAAATTTTTAGGATATGGAAGTGTTGTATTTGTAATTTTGGTAGTTTTTGGAACTATGTTACAAAGTATTCCACAAAAACAAGAGCAAGAAACAGCTCAAACAGTCCAAAAGGTAAAGGCTCAGAAAAACAATGAAATTTTGAAGAAAGAGCAAAAAGGTAATCAATATTTTATTGTAGTATGGGATGAAGATAGTGAGTATACCATTGTCTATTATCTAGACAAGGACGAATGGGAAGGGGTCAAGGTAGGCGATATTTACTAGCCTACAGCATGTTAAAAGGTTAGGGGTATGTTTACCCCTTGACCACAATTAAACTTAATAGAGGGCAAATGAGAGGCTCTCAGGAGGTATTATAAAACAATGGTAAAAACTTTTAGAACGATTAAGAAACTTTTAAAATGGTATGGTCTACCACTAGGTATTATTTTAGGTAATCTTACTAGTGATTATAGTTTTCAGATTTTTGGGGCTTGCGTGCTACTAGGTTATCTAGTAGGAAGCTTTATTTATATCACAGATGATAAGGACTAAGGGGGTAAAGAATGATAGTATTAACTGACAAGAAAAAAGAGTTAAGGAACTCTTGGAATCGTGTAAAGGGTAATCCTACAGTTGAGGTTATGGATAGCTTTTTAATTGAAATGTTTGTCATGTATAGCTACGACCACTTAGAAGAGCCTCCTTTCTCACTAGGTAAGGACTTACAAAAGGCTTTAAATCTTGGATATGATAGCAAGTATGCTTTCATTGACGGAGTTTTTAAAGGAGGTAATAAATGTTTGAAATTGGAGACATTATAACTCTAAAGAGAGATACTTTTCTATGGCAAAAGGGTACAACTGCAAAGGTTGTAAAGCTAGAGTGTTATTTTGATGATAAATGTGATATTGTAGTAGAAATTCTAGATACTAAAGGAAAGATGCAAGGTATGATAGGTAAAACTGTAGGAGCTATGTCAAATATGTTTGAACTACAGAAAGGTAAGAGAGGTTTACATGTTTAGGGAAGGACAATTAGTCACAGCTAAAGAGTTTAATTCCTATGCTGTAACAGACAAAAATAAACCTTGTATGGTTGTGTGGTGTAATCATGGAAGAATGAAGGTAAAATGTCTATGGGGAGACAATGAAGAATACACAGTAGATACAGATAAGTTTAGACCTATGAGTAAGGATGAGATTCTAAAACCAGGACAACAAGTAATTATTGATACCTTCAGAATGGTTAGGGGTAGAAGTCATACTGAGGTTATGACCTTTGTGGCGTATGGTACTTATGGGGCAAAAGTTAAGGCTAATAAGGGTAAATATATAACTGTATCAATGCACAGTGTGAAGGGAGTTGTTAAAGGTGGATTATACATATAAGGTAGGAGATAAGGTTTATCTCAAGGATTGGGCTGATACTAAGTATAACCCTTTACCAGAAAGAGGTAAAGAGGTAACAATCATAGAGATTGACCGACATGACCCATTTATTCCATATAAGATTGAAAACTCAAGAAGGTATAAGTATTGGATTAACAGTTCAGCTATAGAAGGTTATTTTAAACCATTAGGTCTGAAAATATAAAATTATTTAAAAAAGTTATTTACATAAGTGATATAAAGTGATATACTAATAGTGTATCAAGAAAGAAAGGAGATTTATGCTTGCAAATTTAACAGGGCATGATGTGGTTATTGTAGACAAATATGGGAATCCTATGAGGGTTATTCCACCTTGTGAGACAGAAGAGCCTTTACGAGCTGATGTCTCTATCCGTAGAATGGGTAAGGTTGACGGAGTTAGGCTTACTAAAATTCATTATGAATCTAATATCACAAAAAGAAAGATGATGGAGCTGTTTATGAACTATGAAGGAATCATAGTCTCTAAAATTACAGCAGAATGTTTACGTGAACTAGGGTATACAAAAAATGTGTATATCACAGGAAGAAAATTTTACCTACATGGAAAAATGATAGGTGTTAGAGAGCTTTGTGTTCTATAAAATGAGGAGGGAAAAATGAAGCTAGAAGATGTTAGTGTAGAAATTAAGGAAACAGCATCCTTGATTGAGGAATCAGTGTTTAAGGATATGGTAGAAATGGTAACCTCTAATGAGGACTTGGATAAACTGGTAAAGGCTTATATTGAAGGTTTACCACGTAGTGAAAAGCATCTTGCTTACACAGAAGGGGATTTTAAAGAGCGTGTATCTTACATTGTGGATATGTCAGATGAACTTGCTGAGGAATTACGTGAGTTAGATTGTGTAGATAAAATCCGTGAGATGCAGGATGCGTGGAGTGACAGTGGATTTACTTTTAATGGAGAACACTACTTTTCACCATTAACACTACTGGTTGTCTCACTAGATAGTCAAAGAATTTTCCCTTACAATGTTAAGGAATGGTACAAACAAAACAAGGAAGCATTTTTAAAAGGGTTAGACAGACTAATCCTACGTAAGAAGTGTCAGGTATTGGAAGAAGAATCTAAGGAAAATCTTTTTTCCAATGTTAAGGAATTTAAGAGAAGAAACTTACCTTCTTCTTGTGGATTAACTCTTGCATATTTCCTACAAAGAGCAGGAGCTACAGATGTCTATTCTGATAATGCTGACAGTGCTTATCGAAAGTATGCAGATTATATCAGCAATAAGTTTGAAGGTATTATCAAAAAAAGTAATCCTAATCTAAAGAGATTTACTTATAAATCTATGGTTAAAGATTATTTTGGACTTGACCTAGTTGAAGGAGACAATGCACCAAAGCTTGCTAAACAGTTGAAAAAAGTAGGAATCAGCTACACGGATGAAGAGGTTCGCCATTTTGGAGAGGTTCAGCGTTGGTGGAATGATTGGTATAATGAGGATTTTGCTTCTACCATTAACGATAGTGATGTACGCTGTAAAGATTTATGGATTGACCTAAAAGACTTTATAATCCCTTACCTAGTTGATAAATGGGCTTTTAATGGGTCATGTAATCAGTCAAGTAGTTCAGCAGGAGCAGATACACACCTTATTTTGAAGCATCTCGGTTTTGAATATCTTAAAGGTTACTCAACTTACTACAGACATGGTAATTACACTCTACAGCCTGCTCTACGGACTTACTTTTTAAGAGAGCATGATGATATTGGTCATGCAGGAAGTTATGCAGACTTTTCAGGTACACGAGCTAAGGCTTGTTATGAATTTACTACAATTTTACTATGTATTGTGTTTAACAAGAAGGTTGAAGACTTTTCTAGTGTACATGGTATGAGTATTGACTGTGAACAATATTATCAAAGTGATACAGATTCTTATTTCTGCTTTTGGGCGAATCAAGGCAATAATGAGTATTCTAAGTTTGGTACAAAACGTAACATTTTTGATAAGATTGGATTTGATGATATTAAAGACTACATTGAAAATGAAGTACCTATCAGATATATGTTCAATAAGCTAGGTAGTGAAGAAAAACAAAGAATTTACTTGGCAGAAAGTCTACGTACAAAAACTATACTAAAAGAAAAAGTAAGTCATAATGGATATGGCTTATTCCATAAAATTATGAAAGAATATGGAATTTAAGGAGAAAATATATGAAAAACAAAGAAACTTACAATTTTATTGATGTATTAACTAAAACTCAATCACAGATGTTAGAATGGTTACCTGATATTCTATTGGACTATGGGTATTCTGTGACAGTTACAGATTATATGATTATGGGAATTAGTCCTTTAGAGAATCAAGTAGGTTTGGTTGCTCACCTAGATACAATTAACACTAAGCAAAAAAGTTATTATAACACAAAGTATGACTATGGTTACAATAGCAAATGGTATAAGGAATACACAGAAGAAGAAAAAACTCCTGAAGTGCAAGATATTCTTGTGACTGAACGTTATATTCTCTTAAGTCCTGAGCACAAAGATAGCATTGATTGTTTAGGTGCTGATGACCGTGTAGGAGTTAAAACTATCCTAGATATTCTTTCAATGGGTCTAAAACCTCATATTCTCTTCACTACGGACGAGGAAATCGGTTGTGTAGGTTCACGTACTGCTGTTGCAGAAAACGCTCTAGAGGAGCTAAAAAAGGCTACTATGCTTATTCAGATTGACCGTGGTGTTCATGAAAACTCTTGGCATGAAATGGTGACCTATAGTTTTGACCATACTAGCCAACCTGAAATCTTTAAACAATTAGGGAAAACTTACACAATGGCTACAGGTTCTTATACAGATGTTGCTGTGTTAGGTGAGCATCTTGATAAGCCTATTGTGAATGTATCAGCAAGTTATATGAATGAGCATCACACAGATGAGTTTATCAATCTAGAAGCTTATGAGTATAACACTAATGGACTTATCAAGTTTATCAAGTGGGCTATTAAACAAGAAACAAGTGATTGGAAGTATGTTGCTAAACGTTTACCTAAAGTAAAAAAATTTACTAAAGCTAAAACTGAAACTGAAAGTCTAAGTTCTACTGAAAGTTTATCTAGTTTTATTAGAGTTCCACAAAAAGGAGCTAAGCGTAAATCTTTGAAGGATGAATCTGGAAACTTTGCATCAGCGAATGAATACTTTGAAGAAATGAATAAGTCTGATACAATGAATCCTCTTATCACCTTTAATAACTATGTAAAAGTAGGTTATGATAGAGATGAGTTATTGTCTTACCTTGATGAGGCTTATGCTGACGGAGTATCATTCTCTACTTACCCTGAATTGGCTTATGTTCTACGAGGTTACTACTTACCTGATGAAGAACTATAAGCATAACAAAAAAGGATAGCCCTGATTTGGGCTACCCTTTGGTGTTCATGTACTAAATATATAATACCACAGTCTAAGGATAAGGTCAAGCTAAAGCTCTTAAAAATTTTTGTATATGTACTTTTTTGATGGTAATAATACCTAGTTATTATTATATATAATTATTAGATAATTATTATTAGCATAAAAAGTATACATAAACAAAAATTTTTTAATCTAAGGTATTGCTATTTATAATTCTTTGTGATAGAATGGTATTATCAAATACGGATGAGAGGTGTATCATGTACTTTAAGGTATATACAAATATGTTCCATGATGATAGACTAAAGAATCTTATGGATATTTACTTGTACTCTTTTTTGTGTGGATTCTCTAAGGATAATTCACAAGATGTTTATTCACACTACAACAACCAACAACTTGTGGAAGTGTTTGGTTGTAGTTCTGCAACTATCTCTAACTCTATCACAAGACTTGAGAAGTTAGGATTGGTTACACGCTTTGAGAAGAAGGGCTTTAGTCAAAAGACTTTCGACTTTTTCTGTAAGCGTACTTTGAAGGTAAACACAAGCCTGTATAAAGAGTTAGCTTATGATGACTATATTTATATCCAAAGTCATTGGCTTACAGAATGGAAATTGCCTTTACGAGCTACACAGCTACTAGGATTATTTAACTCAGCTTACCACAAGCTAGGAGAAAATGATAAGTTGATAGCATCACCACAAGACCTTATTGAGTCTATGGGTAATGTAAACTATCGTACCTACATTAACAACCTTAACCTACTTAAGGAACTAGGACTTATTGAAGAGCTTACTCCTAAGAATGAGCACAACAAATTATTTCACCTATCAGCTAAGATTGTGAATGATTGTGTAGAATCTGAAGAGCTTTTCTCTACAGTTGACCTAGAGGAAGTTGCTAAAGACTGTAAGTACACAGTAGGTAAGTTTAAGTCATTGATTGCTTGGGTAAGACGATTCTTACGTGGTAAATCAAGCAAGGTTATTGACCGTGTGTTAAGTATACTTTCACCTAAAGAGCAAGTAAGAAGCACACTAGAGCCTTTGTGGGAAGCCTTTAATTTCTATGAGAGAGAATCTATTAGACTTACAATTCCTGAAGGAGCTGACCCTAGAGCAGGTTATTTTGTGCAAGGAGGTAGTTTGTGAAAAAGCAGAATAAATTTATAACACTACTTCAAAGAAACTTTGGTGAGAAAGACCTTGTGAACTTTGGGGTAAACAAGAAATTCTATCTTGAAAGAAAGACTAAGGAAGACCCTGAGTTTGAGGATAGGTTTGCTAGAGACTTTGAGCAAGCTAAGCACTATGTAAAACATATTGGCTCACAAGTTAAGGCTTTACGTGATAAGTATGACCTTTATATCTCATTTACTCCTACAGGAGGTAAAGAGCGTAAAAAGACTAATGCACAAGATACCTACATTATTGCACAAGATATTGATGGAGCACCTATTCCTACTGACTTACCTCCTAGCTACTACTGGGAAACTAGTCCAGGTAAGTATCAAGGTGTATGGATTTTAGATAATAAGGTGAATCCACAAGAGCATGAGATTTTGTGTAGAAAGTTAGTTAAGAAGTATGACTTTGACCCTTGTGGAGTTGATATTGTGCATCTTTACCGAATCCCTGGAAGTGTGAATCACAAGTATGCTACAGACTTTAAAGTTAGTGGTATGAAGGGTGAAGGTACAGTCTACCGTAAGCGTGACTTTATGAAGCATCTTGAAGATGTAGACATTACAGCACAGTCAGTAGTGAAGAATGAAGAAATACCTTTCAAGATGTATGACCTTGACACACTACTAGACAAGTATAATGTCACTAAGCAATTTGCTCACAAACTAGCAGTAGACCGTTCTGAATGGGCTTGGAAGCTAGAGCGTAAAATGATTATCAATGGAGCAAGTAAGGAAGAAGTCAAGTTTGTCCTACTAAGTGCTCCTGATGATAAGGCTAAGTTCACAGATGAGACTGTAGATGCTGAGGTAAATCGTGCTTTTGCTAAAACTCAACAAGAAGAGCATGATGCAGAAGAGGTAGAACCTACTTACACAAGACTAAGTAAGAAATTCAAGATTGAAGAGCAAGGAGGTAAGTCTCTACGTTCTGTTACTAAGAATGGTAAGAAGCGTAGTACCTCTGTGAATATTATACGTGTTGATGATATTGAGCCTTTTGACCCTACAGACTTTTGGTTGATTGAAGATTTTTGGGAAAATGGTTCTGTAGGTATCATTGGAGCACCTTCTAAGTCATTCAAGTCTACCTTTGCCTTAAACCTAGCTTGTGCTGTGGCTACAGGTAAGCCTTTTGACGGTAGGAAGGTTAAACAAGGAGCTGTACTTATCCTACAAGGAGAAAACAACTTGTCTATGGAGCAACACAAGATTTACTCTATCACAGGAAGTGAAACACCACCTCCAATCTACTTTGTGGATGACAATATCAACATGGAACAGATGTATAAGCTAGTCAATGATATTAGAGAGCTAGAAGTCAAGCTACTAATCATTGACCCTATGTACCTTCTCTTTGGTAGTGGTGATATTAACCGTCACCAGGACATTGTAGAGCGTTTAGAGATTCTTTCTAGGTTGTCTAAAGAAACAGGATGCGCTGTAATGCTGATTCACCACAGTAGAAAGCTAGAACGTGGTGCTAAGATTCAAACCTCTGATATGTATGGTTCAGCCTTTATTGAAGGTTGGTATGAGTCTATGATTCTCCTACAACGTAAGACACACAACTCTAGCAGACTTACTACCTATTTCCGTAATCACAAGTCAGGAGATGTCTATGACCTTGTAGTTGATGATAACATGGGCTGTAAGGTATACTCACGAAAAGATGAGAGTGACTACGAGGAACAAGAAGCTAAGTTCAGTAAGATAAGTAAAAAGGAGAAGTCTGATGCCTAGATTCCCTAAAGAATATAGAACTCCTAAATGGTATGATAGATGTATGGAAGAATCTGATTCTGAAGTGTATAAGACCTTTATTGAATTAGTAGATGCAGACTTGCAGAATAGAGAGATGCACTTTGAGGATTATATCTATACCTTCATCACAAAGACACCTAGACGGTCAAGTGTTGCAGGAGCTATCAGACAGCTACGTTTACCTCCTGCTGACCTTATACCTAACTTTCCTTGCTTGACTGATGAAGAGGCTACATGGCTTCAATGGTATGCTGTGAATAACACTAATGGTATCACAAGGTTTAAAGATAAGCCTGGATACAAAGAGATTATTGAGAAATACTTTAAGAAGGAAGAACCTCCTAGACCAGACATCTTTGCTGACTGTGAAGAAGGAGAAAGACCTGTAATTGTCCGTAAAAGGAATCAAACAATAAGAAAGGCTTCTAGGATGCGTTACCTAGAGAGAGCTTACGCTCTAGGTGTGTAGATGTTAGATTTAATCAATACAGAAAAACTAGTCTGCCTTGATATTGAAACTACAGGACTTGATAGACACAGAAATGACATAACCTCTATTCAGATAGGATTTACTAGCACAGAAACAAGTAAGTACACAAGAAAGTTCTTTGACTGGAATCGGTTAGGTCAGAAGAGACAACTTAAACTAATGAAAAAGCTTAAAGAGTGTAAGCTAGTTACTCACAATGGTAAGTTTGACTTGCTATTACTTTATGAAAAGACTGGAGTATCACTTAACCTTCACATTGATACATTAGTATTGGCTCATATCTGTGGAGAAGAAGACCTTACCCTTAAAGGACTTACTAGAAAGTATTTCCATGTAGACTATGATATTTCTAAACAAGCTAAGACAGGTAAAATCACAGATGAGTTGAAAAGTTATGCTCTTGATGATGTCCTATATCCTATGAAGCTTATGAAGATTTTCAAAGATAAAGTCAGAAAAGAAGAGCTATTTAGAGTATTCAAGCATGAGATGAGAGCTTATAAGGCTTACTATGAGATTGAAAAAGGTGGAGTACCTATCAGCCCTAAAAGACATGAAGTCCTTGAAAAGTTACAGGAAGACCTAAGACCATACAAGGAAAAGCTTTTATTCTATGGAGACATTAACTGGAACTCTAATGAGCAAGTGGCAAGCATCTTGTTTACTAAGAAGGATGAGCCTGTCTATAGAGAAGACGGTGAGAGATTAGATGATACCTTTAAGGTATTTGAAAAGACCTATGTTGGTGAATCCTTTGAGCTAGGAGAGTTTGCTACACGTAAGGAAGCTAATGCCTTTAAGAAAGAATACCTTGAAAAAAATCGACACATTTTCAAAGTAAGTGTAAACTTGCAGAAACATTTCAAACCTGTAGTCATTGGATATGGTCAAGGACTTAAGGTATTAGAACGTACTGACAAAGGAGCACCTTCAGTAGGGATTGACACTTTATCTAACTATGTAGGTAATGACTGTGTAGATACATTGCTTGAATATAAGCGTATCTCAAAACTCATTACATTTATTGAGTCTTGGGAAAGTCTACAAGTAGATGGTAGGATTTACCCTAGCTTTAATATTACAGCTAGAACAGGAAGAACTACATGTAGCAATCCAAACATCCAACAGTGTCCCCAGGACAGTTATGTTCGTAATCTGATTGAAGCTAGACCAGGATGGAAACTAGCAGAACTGGACTACTCACAGCTTGAACTACGTGTGGCTAGTTGGTTAGCAGGTGATGAGAACATGCAACATGCTTACCAATCAGGAAGTGACTTGCACAGTAAGACTACAGAACTTTTGTTTGGTGACACTAGTGGTTTAAGTCATGAAGAGCAGAAAAGAAGACGGACTCAATCTAAGAGTGCTAACTTTGGCTTTCTATATGGAATGGTTGCAAAAACATTTATTGCCTATGCTAAAGGTTATGGTTTAGACCTTACACAAGAGGATAGTGAGAAAATCCGAGCAGACTTCTTTAATGCTTACCCTACACTACTTACATGGCATGAAGAGTGTAAGGATTATGCAAGAACTTATGGATATATTAAATCGCCTATTGGAAGAAAGAGATGGTTTAAGAATATTCACAGTAATAATTTTGCTCTACGCTCAGCAGATGAGCGACAAGCAATTAACTCTCCAGTACAAGGTTTTGGTTCTGACTTGTGTACAAGTGCTCTAGCTGATATTGTGTTCAGTGAAGAGCTTGACCATTCTAGGTTCAATGTTTTAGGCTCTGTGCATGATGCGATTCTCTTTGAGATTAGAGATGATTATGTAGATGAGCTTGTTCCTGTACTAAAAGAAATGATGGAAAACCCTTCTATATTAGAAGGATTAGAGAAACCTATACCTATTATTGCAGATGTAGAAGTTTCTCAATGTTGGGGAGGACATTGATGTATTTGTATGATAAACCTGCTTACTCAAAGAAAGACTACTTACAACTAAGAGCTTTCAATAGGGAATGTTTTAAACTTGACCCTGAGCATTACATACAAAATCAAATTGACTATGACCCTTGCTATGAAATTGGTGTAGACGGTGAGGAATATGTACTTGCTTTCTTTATCAAGGGAATTAGGTATCTTAATCGTAAATACAAGACTAAGATACCTTCCTTCCCTAGTTATGATGAGATTTACAAGCTAAACTTTAGACTTCCTGCTAAGATTGACTTTGCAGTAAGACGAATGGTAGCTGTAACTCACATGAAAACACAGTATGTATCTCACAATATAGCCTTCACTTATGCTTTTGGTGATGAGAATGAGCAACTTATCATTCACTACCCTACTCATTCAGAGGAATCAGAAGCACTTGCAAGATTCATTATTAGTAATGGATATCGAGAAGATGTTTATAGTTGAGGAATATTTTGATGGTAAACTTGTAGAAGAGCATAAGTTTTTCACAAGTGAGAGAGCATTGGCTTTTTATGAAAGAGCCTTTAAATTAACAAAGAATACCTACTATGTAAGGTATTACTATAGAGGATTAGTAAATGGTATTAGTAAATAAGAATAGTTCTGTGGGAATCACAGAGGACATTATCACAAACATTATGCACTTGGGTGCTAGTGAATATCACATGGAAATTTTAGTACGTAAGTATGAAGACCAAATTAAGTATTGGTATAAGCAAGGACAAGAAGACCAAACAGAGGAAGACAGAATCGCTGTGTATGACACTAAAGAGCGTGTGCATCAAATTACAAACACACTACAACAGGTCACAGAACAGCGTAGGAGAGCTATGGTGCTCTTAAAAGGTCAGGCCAATGAAATGGGCAACCCTGACCTTTGGTGCTTACTGAAGCATGTTCTCGTGGCTGTAATCACTGCCTTTGAAGCTTGGCAAGTAGACCTAGCTAATGATGATGTTAAATCTGTGTTTATTGAGCAATCACGTATTGCAAATCAAGTTTTAGCTATGTTTTTAGGTTATGAAGTTACTCCATGTAGTGCATGTTTAACTGACCAACTTAAAGAAGATGGGAAATAATTAAAATTTTTAATTATTTCTCAATTTTTCTATTGACAATTATCCGATAATGATGTATACTAGTATACGTAATAAGGAAAGGATTTAAAATGAAAGAAAAATTACTTAAGAGTTTAGAAACTATGACGAAAGCTGAGCTATGTAAAGCTATCGGTATTTCATATCACACACTAAACAAGTTTTTAACAGAAGATTATTCAACAATTAGGTCAAACTCTATTGACAAAGTAAAAGATTATTATGCTGTCGATTATAAAGAAGCAAAAGATGAAGAAGTAGAACAAAGACTTAATAACACAGTAGACAATTCTAAGAATGAAGTTAAATCAAGTGTTAAGACAGTAAAGGTAGAGATTGAGATTCCTGAACTAGATTATTATGAAGCTCGTTTTGTAGATAGAGTTGGTAAGAGTACGGTAGAAGAAAAAGTTAGTGCTCTTGGCTATCTAAACTATGTACTTAAAGCTAAGACTACTGAGTTCATCTCTTGGAGAAAAGACCTTATGCAAGGTAAAAGCTTCTCTGATATAGATGACATTGTTGATAGAGTAGGTAGAGCAATCCTCTGTGGTGCATATATCCTTAAGAAGGACACTAAGGAAGTTTATTACATTAAACTACCCTCAGGACACTACCTATGCAAGTATGACAATGGATTCACAGGATGGACTGTAGAACCTAATAAGTTCACAGTGTCATCTGAAGTAGTTGATGAGCTTAAGAATAGTTACCCTGAGTACACTGACTTTATCTCAAAGGAAGAGGTTATCTCTAAGCCTGTGAGACATGAAGAAAAGAAAGTAGGTTTTACTATAAGTGAGCGTATTGGGAAAACGAATAAGAGAGTTGCGCATTTCAGAGGGAATGACACAAATGCAACTAGCAAAAAGAATGGGTTACGTTGGTAACTCTAGGATAGCAACATGGGAAAAGGGAGAAAATATGCCTTCTCCTTCTAATCTAAAGAAGCTATCTAACATTTTTGAGGTAGACCTATTCAAATATGTGGATGAGGGTATACCTACACTAGACATTAAGGTTGCACGAGTTATACTTAAGTGTAAGAAGGACAATCTTGGTGTGGTAGATACAGTAAAGGAATTAGATAACAGTGGATTTATCACAAAAGACAATGAGAAAGATGTTCTCAAAGCTGTTCTTTATGGTAAGTGGGTTACTGACATTGGTAGCAATTCTAGTGATTTGTCTGAGTTGGAAGAGGATGAATGAGCTAGATTATGAGGTAAAGAGCTTACGTAAGGAATTAAACACAGAACGCACACAGCGTACAAGTGTTGATGAATCTCTAGGAATGAGATTTGACACTTTGATTTACCATTTAGATAACAAGTAAGGAGGTTGTGTATGGTACAGAAAGATATAACCCTTAAACAAGTTTTAAACAAGATTAAGGATATGGATGAGAAGCATAAAGTTGAATGGGTATACTCATTACTTAAGGAATTTGGTAGTGAAGTTACCTCTAAACTATACCATGAAGGTTATGAACAAGGTAAATTTGAAGAAGCTATCAAGTTTAGTACACCACATGTTGAAATTCCTACAAATATCTCAGAATGGATTGTATACTGTAAAGAAAATAATTTTAATCTACTTGGTGCATTAAGTCCAGTAGGAGATTTTGGAGAACCTTTAGCTAACTCATTTAAGGGTGATGCTATCAAGTGTGCTAAATGGGCTATGGCTAACTCTAATATCTTTGCTGATGCTTGGGTTAATGGCTACAAGGTGAAAAAGGAAAAATACTATTATGTGGCAATTCCTGTAGGTGAAGGAGTTTACAATAGATTATGTGTAACATGCTCAGGAGAAATTTTCCTAGATACTCATAACTATCACTCTATGGATAAGCTGATTAAACACACAAAACAATCCATATTACAACTTACAGAAGGTATGATTAAGGAGTCTCCTTTATCATGGGCTTGGCAGTTTGCTAAAGAATTGGAGGACTGATATGGTGATAACTGGTTATGATTATGCTTCTAACATAAATACCTTGTTTGACATTTTAGGTAGAAAGGGTGTTGACATATATGAGGTCTACCTAAAAATAGGTAGTAGGGAAAGTTTAAGCTGTTTTATGGAAGTATCTAGTAAAGATGCTATTGAAAATAGTTTCTACATGGGTCATCCTTTCCCTGTAACAATCCTAAATACAAAAGGTGATACAATGTATACTATACAAGTAAACACTAAGTATATCCAATTTATAAAAACACAGAAAGTGAGTATAACAGATGAGATTTAGTGTATCACGATTGAATACTTACCTAGAAAATCCTTGGGAACATTGGTGTAAATACATAGCTGAGTATAAAGAACTACCTGACCCTTCACGTACTAAGTACATGGATAGAGGTACTATTTTCCACACAGCTATGGAGATTATGGCTGACCACAATGGAGAGCTTTCTGAGGAGAAGGTAAAGCATCTAGCACTATCTGTGCATGAACACTCACCTTTCTCTGATGAAGCACGAATGACAGGTCTATTGGCTATTGAGCGTTACCTAAGTAGTGGAGAGACTGTAGACTTCTCTAAAGTTGTTGAGACTGAGAAGAAGATTGAAGTTGACCTACCTAACGGACATGAGTTCATAGGCTATATTGATGCTGTGATTGATAACGGTGATGGAACTGTGTCTTTAATTGACTATAAGACCTATAGTGAAGCACCACAAGTAGATAAACTTAAGTATAGCCTACAAGCCAATATGTATATGGAAGTTATGACTAAGTTAGGCTATAAGGTAAAAGACTTCTCATTTGAGTGTGTAAACCCTAAAGAGAAGCTAGTTGGTAGAGCCTATAGAGTTAAGCATGTTAAGTTTAACTACAACAAGTTCCGTTGTGAGGACATGTATGAGCAATTCTGTGAGTTATCTTCAATGATTGCTAAGAATCCTGATTTACGTTTATATGTTCCTCCAACTAAGCGACAACCTAATGTGTATGACTACTTCTATAAAGTGTATATTGGAGACATTACAGAAGACCTTGATGAATTTGTTGAAAAAAATTTCAAAAAAGTTTAAAAAAGGTATTGACAAAGTAACATGTTTTTGATAAACTTATTATGTGGTGGTAGAGAGAATCACAATAAACCCTCTACAAAATATTTTAAGGAGGTTGGCATCATGGCTGACAATAAAGAATTACTACTCAATCTTGCACAAGCATTAGGTATTGACCTAACAGGTGCACAAGAAAAAGAAGAAGTTAAAGCTCCTTCTGAACCACGCTACATTATCTTCGTAGGTAAAAGTCCTCGTAAGGTAAAAGCTCCTTACATTGCTATCAATGCAAGCGGAGAACTTTCAGCCTTCACAGAAGAATCTGATGTACTTGGTAAAGGTACAGACAAAGTAGGTAAGTTTACAATGGATGAAATTAAGGAACGTTTCCCTCAATTCAACCACGAAGCTTTCCTAGTTCAAGTAGAAGACTAATTAAGGAGGAGGCTACATGGATAGTCTGTGTAGCCTTTACTTTATATGAAATGTAGAGTATTCAACGATACAAATAGAGAAGCATTGGAGAAAGATATAAACAATTTCATTAGGGATAAAGAAGAAGTTAAAATAAGCTTCTCCACTAGTGAAAGAGGTTATCACTTCCAGTATTCTGCTATTGTTTATTGGTAAAATAAAAATGGTTAAATTTATTTGGGCACAAGATAGTAAAGGACTGATTGGTAGTAAGGGTAAACTTCCCTGGTCTAACAAGTCAGACTTGAACTATTTTAAAAACCAAACAACAGGTGGTATTATTGTTATGGGATATTCTACATGGAAGTCCATAGGTAGTAAACCACTTAGGAATAGAATTAACATTATCCTAACACACAAGGATGAGATTGATGGCTATGATGATGCTGATGTGTATATTGCTCACTCTGTAGAAGAGGTCATTGACTTCTATAATGAGAGTGACAAGGATATGTGGATTATCGGAGGAGCTTCAGTCTTCAGTCAGTTTGAGCCTTACTGTGATGAGGCTGTGGTTAGTTATATTGAAGGTGACTTTAATGGAGATACCTTCTACACAGGACTATCTGATAAACTAACAGGTGATAATGTTGTAGTAGAAATGAAAGGTGAAGGCTTCCTAGTGAAGCACTATAGGTTTAAGGAATGAATCAAGATATTAGTCTTGCTGTTGCACTTATCATAGGTAGTGTTGTTCTCCTTATGGTTCAGCTCTATAAGAACCATAAGCTCGAAGAAGATATTGAGATGTATAAGCAATCTAATCAATACCTAGAAGACAGAATTGCTAAACGTGATAGAGAAGGTGAACGTAACTTCAAAGACCTTGTTGCAGGTATTGATGGAGTAACCTCTGTGTCACTATCAGCTAAACGATATGTAGAGCTTCTAAGAGCTGAGAATGACCTTGTTGACCTTAAGGTAAAGGTAAGGGAATTAGACAATGGATGATAATACAGTTATATTCTTACTTTCCTTGTCAGTATTATTTTTACTTTACGCACTATTATTAGCTTATGTATATACTAAAGATAGGGAGGACAAATGAAAGAGGATATTGTAAACCCTAAAAGGTACACACAGAACAAACTAGAGTGTTGGGATTTTTGGTTAAAAGCAGGACTTGACCCATTGATTGCATCTGCTGTTAAGTATGTGTGGAGATACAAATACAAAAATGGTATTGAAGACCTTAAGAAGGCTAAAGTATTCCTAGAAAAAGCTATTGTTGAGTCAAAAAAAGGCACTATTCAATACTCAGGGAAGTTTTACCTAATCGTTCCTGGTGAAGTAAAAGATTTCTCTAATAAGCAATTTATATTTATGAGACTTGCTTCATACACAACAGGAGTACATAACTATACTTCAACTTGTGAAGACATGATTAACATAGTAGATGAATTGATTGAGGAATTGGAGGAGTCATCTAAGTGACAAAGACAGAATTAGTCATTATTCTTGTGATTGCTCTATACTTTGTGGGTAAGTTCTTTGTAACCTATAAGGTATGGCATCATGAGGATGTAATTAAGGTAAAGACTAGGGATGACCTAGTAAGTCCTATTAAACATATTAGTGTAGGTGATTGGGTTGACCTAGCATCTAACACAGAGATTGAGTATAAGGTAGGAGATACAGTTATTATTGACTTTGGTGTGGCTATGGAGCTACCAAAAGGCTTTGAGGCTCATCTTCTACCACGCTCAAGCACTTTCCAAAACACAGGTCTATTACTCACAAACAGTATGGGAATTATTGACAACTCATTCTGTGGAGATAACGACTATTGGGGTGCTAAGTTCTACGCTACCAAAGATGGTAAAGTAGAGAAAGGTCAACGATTATGCCAATTCAGAATCATAGAGAATCAACCTACTCTAAGATTTGTAGAAGTTGTTCATCTAGGTAATAAAGACCGTGGTGGATATGGTTCTACTGGTAAGTAAGGAGGAAAACCATGAAGATTAAAAAACTTAACCAGGTACGCTTACATACATTGACTGTATTGTATGGTAAGCCAGGTAGTTCTAAGACTACTTTTATTAACTCTCTTCCAGGGAATGTACTTATCCTTGATACAGATAAAGGCTTAGCCTCTGTGTCACAAGATGAGCGTTTCTCTGTGGCTGAGTGTTCTACATGGGATGAAGTGTTAGAGGCTTTGTCTTATGCTAAAGACTTTGATAGTATTGCTGTTGACCATATGACTAATGTTCAAGAGCTTTGCTACAAGGACTTAATGAAGCAAGCTAACTCTAAGAAGATGACATTGCCTATGTATGGTGATGCAAATACACGATTAAAAGCTTTTATTGATGAGCTAGTTAGCCTTTCTTATGAAGGTAAGAATGTGTATGTCATCTGTCAAGAGAAGTCTGTCAACATTGAGGATGTTGTAGATGAAGATGTTCCTGCTCAAGTTATCCCTAACCTTATGCCTTCACTAGCTAGTCACTTGACAGCATCAGCACGTATTATTGGTCACACAGAGCGTGTAACTAAGTCTAAGGTTGTTAAGGGTGAGAAGAAGGTTAAAGACTTCTATCAAGTACGTGTAGCAGGTAACCCTATCTATACACTTAAGGTAACTCGTAAGCCTGACCTAGCTATTCCTGATACAATCACAAATGCTACATGGGAAATGCTTGTAGGTCTAACAGACGGAACAACTCAGTCAAAACTAAAAGGAGATAAAGAATAATGACTATCAGAATTAAACCTCAAGAAAAAGCAGAATCTTCCTACACACCAGGGCGATATGAAGCTCTTATCCAAGGTGTAACTCAAAAGACTTCTAAGTCAGGTCTTGATATGCTTGAAATTGTGTTCAAAGGTGAGTTCGGTAAGAACGCTCCTAAGACAATTACAGGACGAATCGTGGATAACAAGATTGGACGAGAACAGCTATTCAACGTGCTTAAGGCTTGTGGTCTTGAAGGTGAAGAATCAGTTGAAGAATCAGAATTGGAAGGCAAATACATTGGTATCATCATTGTAGAAGGTGAGCCTTACAATGACCGTCCTACATGGAACGTGTTCAACTACTTCACACTAGAAGACGCAGATGAAGATGATTCTGATGTGGAAGATGCTGACGAAGATGATGATGACGATTGGTCAGATGCAGAGTAACTAAAAACCTAAAAAGGTATTAGTCTAAGAGGATGTAGCTGAGAAAACTTTAAAACAAATAAAGAAAGAAATTATTTTCTAATTAACAACTCAGCTACTATTCTCACAGAGGTAATAAGAATACATATTTTAATACATCTTGATGTTTTAGATATACCTGCTTTATTTCTCTTATTGCTTCTGTGAGGGTAATTCCCTCGGTCATGATTTTGCCTTGATGGTATTTTTATTCCTTTCTAGGAGGAGCATAGCTCCTTCCTAAGTGTGCACAATGTCTAGTTTCATATATCTCCATTAGTTTGAATAGCGTGCCTATATTCATAAATTATTTTATCCTTTCTACATTTTTCATTTTTTGCTGACTTTAGCTAAGACATTGTGCATACCTAGGAGGAAGACATGCAAGTAAACCTTACAACTTTCAAAGAATACATACTTATGAGAAGAGATGCCTTTGAGCATAAGTATGGTCTTGTAGAACTTAATCATAGACCTCTAGCACGTAGACACTATCCTAACAACTTAAAGTACCTTGACGACATGTCACAGGTGATGATTAGAACTCTTAATAATCATCCAGTACCCTTAAGGGATAAACTGCTCACTGTGCTAATCTATAGGCTAGTAGGAGATACTACTATTGTTAGACGATACTCTAATAAGAAAGAGGTATTTGAGTTACAAGACCTACATAAACTAGCTAAGTATCTTAATAGGGAAACAACTATAGTAGAGAATAAGTACCATACTCCATTAACTAGGACAGGTATTACAGGACTAGCTAGAGGAGAATTTCTACTAGCTGTAGCTTGTGACTTCCTTGATAAGCTACCTAAAGATAACTTCTATAGATGGAAGACTTCTGAGATTGCTAGACACTTCTATGAGTTTGAGAAGGTATATGGGATTAAGTATGCTACAGCTTATCAACTAGCATCTGACTTTAGTTATATCAATGAGTTAGAGGTAAGAATTGACTTTATCCCTTGTGTTCCTGATTCAGCTAGAGATATGTATAAGCAGATTACAGGGAGAAGCTACTCAACTAAAGCCTATAAGGAGTTCACACAGACAATCATGGATTGGTATGTAGAACAGAGATTCCTAGACAATAAGGAAAGACTCATACTGCCTCATGATGTTACACAGATGCTTATAGGCTATCGGTACTTTACCTTTAACCAAAAAGGTGTACTTACTAGGCTAAGAGAAGACTCAAAGGTAAAACGAAGAATAAATGGGTTAGTTATTGCAAGGAGTATGTATGACTACTATAAAAAAGAAGTGGATTCTGAAAAGGATTGATGAACTAGGAAATTGCTACCACACAGTAGAGGTAGATAGTTATGTTCTACGTAACCGATTTGTCCGTGAATGGATAGGAGACGATAGAAATTACACAAGAACTAATGAGGGTGATGTTGACATTATCCTAAAACGTAACGGAGAGGAGCTTTGGTATTATGAAGAATGGTGTGAAGGAGATTAGTCCTGAAAAGGCTTCTGACCTTTATATTCAGCTTGAGAAAAGACATATTGAACTTGGTCAAGCTGTTGCATCTACACGTAACCCACAGAAGCAGAAACAACTACGTAGAAAGCGTAAAAACATTAGAGCAGAACAAAATAGCCTATATCCTACAATGGTAGGAACAGGCTTTGTTGCTTATACTGAAAAGGCTTTAGGTCTTAAGGGTAATCAAGCTCTATATGGACGGTATATAAGAGGTAAGAAGTAATGATTAGTAATGGTGTTCTTAGTACATGGAAAATAAATTTAGGTTGGAATAAATATACTCCAAAAGCTGTGGGTTATGGCTCACTTAATCACCCCTATATCTCAGATAGAATAGAAGGTACTCTTGTAGAACTTGATGGTGGCATAAGTAGGGATAAGTATTTATTCATAGCAGATAATCCTGTTATTGACCCTGAATCTTTGACAGAGGATATGTTCTTCTTCCATGAAGGAATATTTGATGATAAAAGGGCTTATGGTAGATGTTGGTTTGTGAACAAGACTGATGAGACTGGTGATATTTTAACCACTAATCACAGAGGTATGTTTATTAGGGTGGAACACACAAAGGGGTTACATGTATGATTACTGCTGAAGATATAGAAAAATACCTAGTTGAAGGTCATGTAGAGTATATCAAAAGAGCTACCCTTGTATATTCACCATATAACAAAGGTTATTACATAGGCACTAGTGCTCATATACATGACTTCTTCATTAGGGATGAAGGTACTGTACCTAATTTATTTCACTCAGGGTCAAAGGTACTTATACATCACCATCCATGGATTAGTAGGATAATGTATGGATTACCACACCATGTTAAATTTGAATCCCTAGGTCTTAAAGTGTAAGGAGGTTACCTATGATTACAGTTGAAGAATTGAATAGGTACTTACTGAGGGGTAGAGCCTTATCATGCAGAAGAGTAGTTATGTTAGAGTATCCTCATGCAATAGGTACAGCCTTTAAAATAAGTAATATGGAAGAGGAATTATTCATTTGTGATTCAGTAAATAGTCTGTATTTCCACTCAGCTTTTTCTACATTATCCACCCATAAATTCCAAAATAGATGCTATTATGTAAATAATTCAAGTGTTAAGCCTATACAAATAGGTCTAATAGTATAAAAAGAAAAGAGCCAATTAAGGCTCTTTTTATTTACATTCACAATCATTCTTAGGTTGTTCTGTGAACTTGAGACAGTCAGGTAAGTCCTTACCATCTACCACAGGAACATATTCAACCTTGAATTGGTGAACCCTAAATACTCCACTTGCATTGTTGTCAGGAACTACTCTAACTTTTAGGTACTGTCCTTCAGGAATAATAAGTGTGTCACTCATTTCCATAGCACCATCAGTAACTCCTGTCATTTGCCAATGGACTGAACGCTGTTTAAGCATATCATCTGTGTAGTTTTCTCCACTGTGATATACCACAAACTGCATTGTGTTATCTTCATTAGCTTTAAGGGTTGTACCATCAGCACACCATCTAATGTAGACTCTATACTTTCTGTCTGTTAGCTTTCTACGTTTGTCATCACTATCAAAGTCAACACCTGTAGTTGAATCCATGTAAAGGGATACATCATACTCTTTTGTGATAGGGTAAAGGAACGTAGCAGAAGATACAGCAGAGTTACGTGCATAGTTTACTTGAACAGTACCCATATTACCAATAGTTGCTAGGTATTCTCCCATACATTGTACCATATCCCATAGGGCACAGATGTTTTCAATATAATGGTTAAGCTGACATGCTAACTTCTTAATGAATGAGCTAAAGAACTTAGGATTATAGCACTTTTGTGACTCAGCCATACAGGCAAATCTACCTACTCCTTTGTTATTCTCATCCACAAGTCTATCACAGTCAGCTACAGGAATGTCATCACAGTCACAGCTATCATACCAACAATGGTCTTTTGAGTTGTCTTTATAGCTTGTGAAGGACGCTTCATTAAGTTTTGTTTCTTTCTTATCAGTTGCTACCATTAGCTACCTATCTTTCCTTGTCTCTTCCAGTTACCACTTTTACGAATATAGCTTGCAGACTTATTGCCATTAGTATCACTAGCTGATTTATCCCTACCTGCTAGAGAAGAATCCATTGAAGTATCTTTCCTACTCCAAGAACCTCCTACACGCTTAATCATGTTTGTGCTATTAGTGGTGAATGACTTCCACACACCTGCTTTTCTAATAGCCCATGGTCTGATATATGTGATATTTCTAGAGTAGATAAACCTAATGACATTAGTTCCCTTATTTACCAAGATAGTCTTAAATGAACTATCTGGGTGATAACCCTCTATAGGTTGAGCAGGAGCACTTACATTAGTACCTACCTCTTGCCTAGTCATAACTGTATCAGTCTTTAGCTTTCTTCCAGTTCCTTCCTCTACATACTCAACAGTAACATCTCTATACTCTCTATTTCTGTAGTAATGGAAAGTAAATTCTGTGTCCTCATTGATGTTAAGTTGGAAGAATGTCTGTCTTGGAGTGTAACCTTGGATGTCTTTAGCTTCTTCTCTATGACTAGTACCTGCATCTACACTGTACACAATAGGAGAAGCAAGCTCTCTACCTGTCTCAGCATCAACATATTTTACCCTAAGATTAACTTTCTTAGGTGTAGGTTTAATCTGTTCAATAGGGTAGTAAACCCAGTTACCTACTTCATCATAGTCACCATGAATACCAAGAGAGAATTGCTTAACATCATCTATGTTGATATCAGGGAAGGAGAATGTATTCCATAGATAACCTGATTTCTGTGTATCCCATCCTTCTTTAGGGTAGATAGGTTCTCCACCATAGTGAGTGTTTACTAAGTGGTCTCCTAGCTTATGCCATTGACCATCCCTAGTTTGGTATTGGATATTGGCAAAGAAGTTATAGTCAGCACTACTATCACCAACATATTTAACCCTTTCACCAGTAAGAACTCTGTAATCATCTCTTGCTGTAAGGATAAGCAAGTTGATTGTGATTTTTAGTGTACTACCTTCCCACCAAAAGTGAACCCCTGTACCATAGTTTCTAGCTCTAAGAGCTTGCATTTCTTCATTAGAGATATAGAAGTAGTTACTGTCACCACCTCCAGGCCCACCAACTACATAAATTTTGGTATGGTCTCCTCGGTTACTATATGTACCCCAGGTATAAAGACCCTTACCATCCTTCCAACTAGCCATTAACCAATACCTCCTGCAAGGTCATTTTCTGTGCTTCCATTGTTAGTTCTAATGAACGAGCTTCCATCTGTAGCTCCACCAAAGAGGTTAATGTTACCTGTGGCTACATGTCTGTTAGGGTAAAGTTCTCCTTCAAACACAGTAGAGCCAGTCTGTCTCCAAGCACCTGAACCTTTAAGGTCAGTAAGCAATTTCTCTAATGCACCCTTTAGTTTGTTATACTCAGCTATAGGAACATATCCTGATAGGTTAGGCTGAGGAATATTCACAGAGTTTCCATTGGAGATAGACAAAGTGTTTCCACTGATAGATAGTGTTTGTTTGTCATTATCAGGCTTAGCTTCAAGCACACCAAGTCTACGCTTAATGTCAGCATCATTATAAGGTGTTGCAGTAGGAATATCTACCTCTCCACCTCCATTAGATAACACAATCTTATTACCATTCTTACTGATAGTTTGTTTATCATTAGGAAGGGTAACACTTCCACCTTCATCAATAGAAAGGGTTCTTGTGTTAGCATTAAATGATAGGTTTCTTCTGATATTAGCATCATAGTTGCCAATACCTTGTACCTTAACATTATTACCACTAATCTCTGTAACTTTCCATATACCTCTATTGATAGTATTTCTGTCAGACCAGTAGTCTTCTACTGTGTCACCTACTTTAAGACCATCAGGGTTTCTAAAACCTGATTTAGGTACAGTTTTTACTGTGTTACTATCAGCTCTACCTGGAATATCTCCATCATAGAATCTATGTATAGGTTGATTATTGTCAGGTAGTGTTACAGAGCCTCCATCTGTAAGAGATAGTGTATTTCCTGAGAGTGATAATTTCTGCTTAGTAGGAGCAGGTCTATTTTCAAGAGCTTGTATTTTTCCTCTTAGCTCGCCATCATTATAACCGTTTGTTAGGTCTTGATACATAAACAAAAGTTTAGCATTATTACCCTCTACAGCAGTTACTTTCCAATAGTTAAACTCTGCTCCACCTGAACGATAACTTATAATGTCTTGAACAATGTCACCAGGCTTCACACCATCTTTATTAGCAAGGGAGTTTAATGGGATAGTAGTTTTTGCTTCAAATAATGCAGTTTCTCTAATATCCTCTTTAGAAATCCTCAAAACAGGGTCAGAAAATTTATCTAAGTTTACCTCTCCACCATTAGTAAGTTTTAGCTTGTTACCATCTATGGTAAGTGCTTGATTATCATTATCAGTCTTACCCTCAAGAGCTGTTAGTCTACGTTTAACCTCTGTATCATTATAAACAGTGTCCTTATCAGGCTTCTTCTCTAGTGCTCCTACCCTATTTCTAAGGTCTGTGTCATCATAGGCTAAAGCACTATTAGGTTGAGGTAAATCAACTTCACCTCCTCCGTTTGATAATACTAACTTATTACCTTGTCTTGTAATAGTCTGTTTATCGCTAGGAATAGTTACACTATTACCATTAGAGATAGATAGAACACGAGTAGTATCATCTAGAGAAAGTGTTTGTTGGTCTTTGTCTGGTTTAGTTTCTAGAGCTGTAACCCTTGATTTTAATGGAGAATCATCATAAGGAGCAGGTATAGATACTTCCCCTCCACCATTAGATAGCACAAGTTTATTGCCATCCTTTGAGAGTGTTTGCTTGTCACTAGGTAAAGTGACTGAATTACCTCCTGAGAGGCTCAGAGACCTTGTATTAGGGTCTAATGTGAGTGTCTGATTATCTCTATCAGGTTTACTCTCTAAGGCTGTTACACGGTCTCTCAGAGGCTTATCATCATACGTAGTATTATTGCTTATTGGTCTATCTTCTAAAGCCTTAACTCTAGCCTTCAACGCTGAGTCATCATAAGCTAAAGTGATAGTGTCCTTGTCCTCAAATTCAACCTCTTTAGGTGCACCATTCACAAAGGTGTAGGTCAATTTGACTTTATTACCTTCTCTTGAAACATTCACACCAGTTACAAAATTGTCTGTCTTAGACTCTACAGCTTGAATACGCTTTTTAAGCTCTGTATCATTGTATACTGTGTCTCTGTCTTCAGGAAGAGTGATTGAGTTACCATTAGTAATACTAATAGTTCTTCCGTTTAGGCTTAAATTTTGATTTACATTAGGTTGAGTATTAGTAATGACATTACCATTTGAAATAGCAATACCTTCACCTGCTGTATATGTTACAGCATTGCCTCCTGAACCATTGACTTGTATCCATCTAGTTCTATCAGGAGACAGTGCATACAAATTACCATCAGGTGTTCTGAATAAATGGTCAAAGTCACCCATGAAAGTATCAGGAAGTTTATCCACAGGAGCAATCCAAGTGTCTTTAGGGTAGGTACAATCTCTACAAAATGTGTTTGGATTTCCTCCACAAGAATAACAACTCATTATCCAATTCCTCCTGCTAAGTCATTCTCTGTACTTCCGTTATTTGTACGGATAAAGTGTCTACCATCAGTAGTATCACTGAACAAGTTAATGTTACCTGTAGCAATGTTACGGTTAGGTACAAAATCTCCATCTAGTCCACCTTGCCAAGCTCCACTAGCTTGAAGGTTGTTTATAATCTTTGTTAAAGCCCTCTTGAGCTTTTCATTCTCTGCTCTTAGGGCTGAATCATTATAAGGCTGTGCTTGTTCAGGAATAGTACCTGAAAAGCTGATTGTACCATCTTGTGAAATGGTAATCATATTGCCTGCTTTATAAGTAGGAGCACTTCCTCCCCCACTGTTATTGGCTAACCAACATAGCTGATTAGACACGTTCTTATTAAAGCACCACTGTGAGTAGGCAAACTTAGCTGTTTGGTCTACAATATCACACAGTTGGCTGTCTCTAAGTACAAGTGCGTGCATTTTTATTTTATCGTCATTTTGTGCTAAGAGTGATTGGCAACCTGTCTTACCAACCACTATATCTTCGCACTGACAGTTTACACAATCTGACATTAGTTATCTCCTAAACAATCAAAGTTACAGTCAGTTAGGCTACAAAGTTCTTTTGGAGGTTCAGGCTTAACTGGCTTTTGTGGCTCATGTAAGTCAACAACCTCACCTTTAAAGTAGTTACCAAAGAAACTCATAATCCAACTTGAATCACTACCATTATCCCCATCAATATACGTAACACCAGGGTCATTAGCTATAATATCCCATTCAAGAGAAGAACCAATACCAGCAAATACTAGAGAGCCTTTAGGAATACTACTTTCTTTCTTAGCATCATAGCTATCTTTTGCTCCTACATATTTACCTTTTCTAACTATACCAGAATCAGTAGGGTTGTAGTAAATCGTTCTACTATTATTGTAATACACAAAGAAACCTTGTTTATAGTCAATGTCATTTACAACATTTACTGTAAGTAGGTTAATAGGTGCTCCTGAGTCATCAAGGAAGTCAAATGTTCCTGATACTCTATAGAAGTTACCTATTCGGATTGATACAGCTCCATTCTCTGACATTACACTGAGCCATTCTTTTTCCCCATAAGCCCCTCTAGTTGAAGCATGAGAACTTAGTTCCATAGAGGTAAAGGTTACTTTCATGTGGATAGCTTTACCACTACTTGTAACCCCAACATTTCTTAGGATAGTGTAAGCTCCTGGATGAAGGTCTCCTCCAACAAAGTCAACAGCTCTGTTACTACCGAATGAGATACCCCCTACAGGGTACTCTACACCAGATTTTGTAGTAGCTAAAGCTAATCCAGAGTAATAATCAAATGAACCTGCTCTTGCAGGGTTATGTCTCCCTGTCATAATAATATCATCAACTTCATATTTAGTGCTATCATTACGCATCTCTTCAAGTCTACGTTTAGCACTCTCATATCTAGCTACTTGTGTATTATAGTAAGAAAGAGCTTCATTGTAAACAGCTTGTGCATCATTAGAGTTAGGTTCTTTCTTACCATATCGTCTAATAATGTCAATGTTTTCCTTAGCGACAGCAGGTTTAGCTGTCATTTCCCCTAGTTTACTATTGATACATTTATGAACTTCACAGATATATTTCATTTTCTCTTGAAGTCTTTTCATCCTCTTGAATATATCACAGATAGTTAGGATGATTTCTCTAAGTCTACACCATACAAGGAATATACCTTTTTCAGTGTTAGGAATAATGTCACACTGCTCAGAGTCTTTTACAATATCACCAGCTCGTTTAATGTCGTCTTGTGCTTCATTATTGTCACACCATTTACCATTAAACTTTCTGTCTTTGCAGTTACAATTACAACTTGACATATTACCTCCTAACACTTATCACACTTAATCTCACATGGTTTAGGTTGTGGTTTAGGTTCATTCTCATTCACATAGCTTGCTTCAACACTACCATAAGTATTAGCATCTACCCATTCATCAGCAGTGTTAAACAATTCTAGAGTTGTTGCTTCTCCTGGTCTAAACACAAAGTCTTTACCAATAGTCATATCAGAAATGCTATCAGTCCAACTAGAGCCTACATCATAAGATTTAGTAAAGTGTGTTGTTCCACTAGAGGTCTTAATTGAGAATGTTGCTTGAGCAGGATATGCTTGACCATCACCATTATACTCAATACCTGTGAACTCTATTTTTGCAATATGTGAGTTGATTGAGCTATCTTCATTTAGTGTGTTGATTTGTACAATTTTACCTTTTACTACACCAGTACCACGCTCTGAACCACTCCACACCATATTCCATTTAAGCTCAAATGAACCATCATTGGAAGTCTTAATGTCTGTGTAAGTAGTTGCACCATGAATTTCTACTGATGAACCTTTTGAGCGCATTGTAAATGTAACATTCTTAAGCATTTCATTTTTTGCTTTTTCAACTACAGCCATAAGAGCCTCATTTTGACACTTAGCTACAGCACACATGGCATCTACTTTTTGCTCAAGGCATTCAAGCTTTCTAATGATATAGCACAAGAAGCCTACAATGTTCTTGATTACACACCATACCCCATAGAAAGCTTGTCTAATTGCCTCTGGAAGATTACACCAGTCAGAGGTTGAAATTTTCCTCATGGCAGGTCTAATCTTCAGGTCATTTAGTTCTAATAACTTGGCACAGTTCTCTGGTCTTGGTTCAACTTTCTCACATTCACAGTTTTTGCTCAAACAGTTATCTGCCATGTTAGTTACTCATTTTCTTTTTTGTAAGAGATACTTGAAATCCCAATAAGTGCTCCTAGGAAAGTATCTAAAGCAGTTAAAATAACAACAGGTGTTGTCATGTCATATCCTAATTGAACACCAACAACCCCTGCAAATGTTGTAAATGCAGGGAGTGCTGTTGTAACAATGAATTTTAGGATATCATATACTTCATTGTTCAATTTCATTATGTTACCTCATTATTTCTTAAAGATGCCAGGGATGTTGATAATGATGCGTTTGTTAAAGATATTGGGGTCACTTGTAGCATACATTCTTACTGTATTAGCTCCTTTATCTACCCAAATAGATGTATAAGAATCTCCTACCCATACTTGAGACTCAACAAGCTCAGCAGGTACGGGTGCTCCTTTTGGTAAATTAGCAATAACAGCTCCTTGACCAACAGCCTTAAGAATCTTAAAGTCTACTTTCAAGATACCTACACCTGTGCTACTAGAGTAAGTAAGTGTAATTCTAGGTGAGGCATCTGTGTCAAAAGAACCTTCTTGAACCATCTCTCTATTAGCAAAAGTTCCTCTATAGACTGTAATATCTGTTGCTTTAGCTTCTTGCTTAGTGATAATATTATCAACTTCATTCTTTGTATAAGTTTTAGACTTATCATAGTATTTAGATAAAGCACCATCAATGTTCACCTTATAGTTAGTAGTACCTTCTTCCTCTTCAGGAGTTACTGTTACTCCTTCTGATGTACTAGATACTTTAACAGGTTTAGCTGTAGGAGCTGTAGGAAGCTCCACAGAGTTACCATTAGAGATGCTCAAGGTATTTCCTTCAAGGGATAATGTCTGCTTGTCTTTGTCCTCTTTAGATTCAAGAGCACTAAGTCTTTGCTCATTATTTACCCTAATTTCACTAATGTCATGAAGAGCACTAGCTACAGAACTACCTAAGTCATTTACTTGTTCCTTAAGCTCTGTGTCATTGTACACAGTATCTTTATCAGGTTTCTTCTCTAGGGCTTCAATTCTTCCTCTTAAAGCACTATCATCATAAGCCATAGAAACAGTATCATTGTCGGTAAATTCAACTTCCTTATCATCACCATTTACCATAGTGTAAGTAAGTTTTACAGTGTTACCTTCTCTTGATACTCCTACATTTGACACAAAGTTATCAGTCTTGTTTTCTAGTGTAGTGACTCTTCCCTTCAACTCACTATCATCATACACAGTACCACTAGGTAGTGTAACTGAATTACCTTCTGAGATAGACAATTCATTTCCTGTTAGAGTGAGTTCTTGTTTAGGGTGTTTGTAATTGATGTTATTGATACCATTTAAGACAATGTTATCACCTTCTATAGAAACTACTTTAAACATACCAGTATTGAAGACTTTATTATCCCAATAATGGTCTACTACTGTATCTCCAACTTTGATAGTATCAGCATTAACAAGCTCATCCCTTGTAATTCTTATATCAGTTTCAGTACCAATACCAATAATATCACCTTTAGCATAGAATAGGTTTGCTTCATGAGGAGGTTCAGGCTTATCTTCAAGGGCTTTAACTCTATTCTTAAGCTCTGTATCATCATAGATAGTGTCATTGTCTACCTTTTCCTCTAAAGCTGTAAGACGAGAGTCTGTGTGCGTTTTGAGAGCAGTTAAGTCACCCTCAACTCCTTGGATTGCACTTTCATTAGCTTTGATACCTTGTTTAACTTCTGTATCATTGTAGATAGTATCTTTATCCTCTTTACCTTCTAGAGCTACTACTCTATCAGTAAGGTTAGTAAGCTTACCATCTTGCTCATCATTCTTAGTACCTAGTGAAGCTAGTAGGTTTGCTAAAGTTTCATTGGTTTTTACTGTGAAAGTTACATCACCATTTTCATTAAGTGTTTCTTTTTCCACAGTGATATAGCCTTCACCAAGAACACTAACAACTTGAGGAGTAAGGTCAATAGTATCATAACCACTTCTGTCAGGTCTTAATACATAAGCCTTAGTATCTTTGCCTTCTCCTTCTTTAGGAACGACATAGATATAGTTAAGGTCAGCAGTTTCTTTAGCAGGAAGCTCATTTACAACCTTAACAATAGGCTCACGTTTCAATAGGTCTTTCAAGCACTCAAGCTCAACTTTTACCTTTGTCATTTAGTCTCCTTTACTTCAGTACCAATCACACCATCAGCATCTACAGTGAAGGTCTTATTAGTTACCAGTACCCCCTCTTTATCTAGGTAGTACCAACCATTAACACCTTTGACCATGTAATCTGTCTTCATGTCACCTTTATCAGCATCTAAGTAGTACCATTTTTCCTTGTCTTTAAGCCATCCAGTTTTCATAGCTCCTTCTTTAAGGAAGTAATACCACTTGTTATTGATTTTCTTCCATCCATCTTTTACCATAGCACCATCTTCAGCTAGATAGTACCAGAATCCATCTGAATGTTTAATCCACTTGTTAGAATAAGTGTAACCACTTCCATCAAAGTAGTACCACACATCTTTAATCTTAGCAAATCTATTCTTAGGGTAAGAACCATCAGCATATTGATACCACCATCCAGTAGAGTTCTTTTGCCAACCTTCTTCATGGTTGATACCATTCTCAATGTCTTTCTTGAATTGAGCTCTAGAGATACCCCAACTTTCTAGGTAAGGGTAAGGGTCAACGTGGTCTGAGTTATTGTTTGGTTGATGGTAAGTACAGTAATAATGGGTTTTAATACCTGCTAAATCATCAGTATCTAATGTTACAGGGATTCCACCTTCTACTGCAAGTTCACGGAGAAGCTCAACATACAGCTTATAGTCCACAAGGAACTCTTCTTCAGTTTGATGACTTTCAATTAGTTCCACAGAGGCATAAGCTTCATAGTTCCATCCTCCACCAACATCATAAGAACCTCTGTTAGTTTGAGCTGTCTGTAAAATTCTACCATTACCAACTACGTGTGTAAAGAATCCTGATTCAATAGGTCTTCTTAAATGGTAATCAGCTTCGTTATCCACAGTGGAATTTTTATTTCCTGTAGAGTGTGCATGGACTTGTCTATATGGAGCATACCCTACTTGTGGAGTATTCCATCTAATCTTATGTGTTTCAATTTTTACCACTATTCTTCTCCTTTTCATATAGACCTTCTAGCTTCTCATCTAGTCCATGAATATAATGGTTACCTTGAAGGTTATTAAAATATTCATCTACAAGAGGTCTAGTCATTTCCCATTTTTCTTCCACAGTAAAGTCACGTGAATTATAGATTTGAAGATATTCTGAACGTATGCTTGAGCGTTTAGCTCCCTTGCTTAACTCAATCAGTTGGTCTCTTTTGGCATTAAGATAAGCTACACCTAGACCACAAGCTGTTGTAATCACTAGTGTAATAGAGGTAATAACTGTTTGATTCTCTACAAGTTTAAGTATTAGTCTTTCCATATATCCTCCTAGATACTATCAGTAACACCAACTAAAGGTGATTCCACATGAGGTACATTATACTCTTGCTCATATACTTTTCCATTTAAGGTTACTCTAACATTAAGGGTATAATTACTCTTTCCTGTAATATACTTGTCACCTTTTTTAAATAATGGTTCTCCTAGAACAGCCTCTACTACTGCTCCTTTAGGTAACTTACTCTTAAGAGTTTCAATTACTTTTCTCTCAAATGCTTCTCTTTGCTCAGGTCTTTGTTCTGTAACAGCCCATACAGTACCATCTTCCCTAAACATGACTTCAGAGAATTTGTCTTCTACTTTAGGCATTAGCTCTAGAAGATTTACCTCTGTGTTACCATTGGTAGGGGTATCACCTAAATGTTCAGAAGCATTTCCTTCTGTAGGTGTATCTGCTACAGGAGGTTCAGGAGTAGGTTCATTCTCTTTAGGAGTAACATCTTCTGTAGTAGGTTTATCCTCAGCAGGATTACCTCCTACATTATCAGAAGGTGTTTCTTCTCTAGGTGTGTCCTCTTTAGGCTCTTCCTTTTCCTCTTTAGGCTTTTCTTCACCGTGAATCAGCTTCTTAAGGTCTTCACACTTAAGTTCCACAGCATCATCAGTATAAGAGCCACCTCCACTAGAGCACTTAGGTTGAATCATCTCACAAGTTGCTTTAGGGATAGGTGAATACTTCTTAGACCAGTCAATGTAGTCAATGCCACATAACTTGTCTGCATCATCTAACGTATATACCATCTTTACCTCACATAGACATCAAAGGATGTCTTATTATTTGTTGTGTACACTTTACCTTTAAACCCAAAGGGGGTATTGTAGACCTTACCTATGACATCACCAAAGGATTCTGGTGCTGACATAATTATATTACCATCTCCATCTGACAAGAACCCATAAGCGTTATAGCCTTTTCCTGGTACATTTACATTACTAGGGAAAGACTCTCCTCCTGAGTAAGTCCACTCATAGTTAGCTTCCTTTATTCTACCTAAAGAGATAAACTGAGCTAGTGAGTAAATCTTTTGAGTACCTGATTGGTCTAGACCATCACTAGTCTTATCTGTGAACCAATCATACCCATTAGGCTTGTCATATTTCTTCTTCTCTTCCTTCTTAGTGGTAGAATAATCATCTAACTTCTTCACACAAGATATAGGGATATAGGCTACAGAGCCATCATATTTGTCATAGATGAGCCATTCACCATTTATCTTACCTGATACCTTATTACACTTATAGAAGGTCTCAACTACTGTAGAATCACCAGGGGATTTAACTCCTTCTACCTTATCGCAAGTAATCTCAAAGAAGTCTCTAGCAATGAACTTTTCTGACTCTTTAGCATTACCAATTAAAGCACCCTCAGAACTAGTAGGCTCATAGTTGTCTTGGCTTTTTATTCTTACAACCCTAAGAATCCTATTACCATAACCAACTATAGCCCTTCTGTGCTCAATAGTACATTGTCCTCGGACATTTTGTTCAACAACTAGTGCATTGGATAAGTCTCCTCCCCCATACACAAGAGTATGACCTGCTCCTTCAGCACCAGGCTCATCATCAGTTGAAAGTATATCACCTACTTTTAGTTCCATACCTTCTGAGTAAGGAATAACATCAGCAAAACTTGAGACATCATTACCTACACCTATCTGATTACCATTTCCCCAAAGTTCAAAACCAAACTGTCTTGCAACCATCATAACCAAGTCTACACATTGGTAAGGTTGTTCAGGAGGAAATCCATCAAAGTCAACACATTGACCTACATACTGTTGGGCTATTTTATAAGCATTTGTCATAATAATTATACCTAAAATTTATCCTCTAGTAAACCCAAACACAAATTAGTTAGATAGGTAAAATCGTAGAAAAACTCTTCACCATCTAACCTAATAATATTGGATTTTCTAAAGCAATAAACCTCTTTTTCCTCTAACTGTAGATAGAAGTCCTCTGTGTCTAGAAATTCTTTAGCTCCTCCTCTGTCATTAGTGTGAATGAGCTGTCTAACAAATTCTTCCACAATGTGTTCAGCCATAATTCTGTTTTCCATACGCTGAACTAGGTCTTTTCTAATACGCTTCACCATCTAGCTCCATCTCCTTAGTAATCTCTTTAAGTCTGTACTCTAAGTAGAAAATCTCACTCTTGAGCTTCTCATTAGCAATCACAGATTGATAATCAGTTGGGTGTTTAAGTAGATGTTGTTCTAGCTTAAACTGTTTTACTTCTCTATGGTTCTTTCTGAATACCACATTTTTATGTGTACCATATAGGCTCATAGTTCCTCCTAGTTTATATGACTATACTTAAGGAAGTTTCTAAGGGTAATCTTAGCTTCTCCTAAAGCATACACAGTAAATATTTTCTCTCCTGCGCTAAATAAGGCATCCCTTTGTGCATTGTTAAGATACCAAGCAGAATACATTAGGTCATAGCCTTCAAGTGGTTTATTGTTAGGGAAAATACCTTCTCCACTAGAATCATCACCAATCCAGTTACATCCCCACTGTCTTCTGAAGATTTCAGTAAGCTCAATTTCTGATGTATCTCCTGTTCGTTCATTCTTTGCTGATACAACTAAGTGTACATCTGTTAGAGGATTTACTTTTCCTCCCTCACAAGCGCTCTTATCTTGCTCTACAATGAACTTTAAGAACCATCTTTGGAATCTATCAAGGTCTGAAGGAACTAGCACACGGAAGGATGCTGATTTAGAGTTCTTATTGATAGGTACTGTGTCTTCAGGATTTTTCTTGTCCTCTTCCTTAGAGCTATCTACTCCATCTAACACAGATTTAATAAAGTCCTTATGCTTATTGGCAAAAGCAATACGGTCTGCTAACTTATTACCTGGAACTCCTCCCCAATCCTTAAGGAATCGTGCTGTAAGGTCATCTATACTATTACTGCTAGATGCAACCTCTTTTACCACATTATTAAGCCCTTCTTCAGATAGCATGAACTTGAACTGTGTACCAAAGGTGAAGATATTTCTTCTACCATCCTTCTTAGCAAAGTCAAATAAGGCTTTACATCTAACACCAGTCCATTGTCCTAGACCTACACCAATCCAGTGTTTACCATCTACATTATAGCCTGGTTCATACAATTCCTGATTAGGGTACATTGCTTGAAAAGCACCCCAACTACCTACAAGGTTTTCTGCTGTAGGCTCTTCCTTCATCTTGTCAAAGGCATAATCAGTAAGATAGTCAGTTTCATAGCGTTTAGCTGTGACATTACTCTCAATACCAAAGTAACCAATAATAGCAGATACACCTTCAACTTTAGCCTCAGGTATTTCTTTCTTGATAGCTTTTACAAACTGCTTAATTCTTCCTTGTACATCCTTTGACTCTTTTTCATCATCATCTGCATCTCCATAAGGAGCACAAGACTTTGAAGTAGAAAAGGTTGATACATAGTCTAAAGCATAGAGGTCAGTTACCCCTCCTCTACGCTGTTTAGACTGCTGAATTACTCTAGCCTTTGTTCTAGCCACAGAGTTTACTAGTTTTATGTAATTGTTTGACATAAGACCTCCTATTGGTTTACAGTAATATCTCTATCACTATACAAGTATTTAGATAGTTTTAGCTTTTGGGTATGTGCATCTCCTACAGAATACAAATCAGAAATGTGTGTCACAAAGAACCAATCATTTGTTTTCAACACTTTTTCATAGTATTTAGTACATGATGTAAGCTCCCAAACACCTGCATTTAGGGTAAACATTACTCTATCACCTACATCTATAGCTCTAGGCTTAAGAGGCTCTACAGTAATATCATAGGTAACTTTTCTACGTGAGTTAATAAGTCTTCTGATAGCTGTTCTATAAAGCTGTTCTGTAGCCTTAAGCCTATCAGAATCAGTAATCTCTCTATTATCCTCTGCAATGGATTGTGTGTCATTGTCTGTCACAGTACCCCAATAGAGTTCTCCTGCTTCTAGAGCAATTCCTTCTTCATCCAATACAGCAAACTCATCACCGATAATCTCAGGAGCGAATACTGGAAGCTGTGGATAATCATAATAACGCTGTGAGTTTACCTTGTTTCCTGTCTTGATAACAGGGAATCCTTTAAGCATGAATTTAGGATTATAGAAAATATCCCTTAAAGTCAATGAACTAGCTCCACTATCAGACTTATCTGACATAGCCACAGCAATGTTTACTGTGTCTTCATAGTTCTCCTCAACATCATCTAAAGAGACTAAGTAGTTGTATTCATTGATTAGTATGTCCTTCTTAGTACCAAAGATTCCAAACTGAATTAGGTAAGGGTCATACTTACTAACTCTCCAATAAAGAGCTGTAGTCTTTTCACACACTTTTGTTAAGAACTCAAGGAATGACTCATTAGAGAACTCATACTCAATCAAGTTCTTTTCTGCATAGTCATCTAGGTATTCAACCTTAAAGTCATTCAGAAGGTCATCCTTGTGAGTCTCACCTTTCCAATACCCTAAAGCTTGTTCCACAGCAGATACAACAGACCTAGCCTTTACCGTAACGTTTGTAGGAAGGGTTCTTTTACCCAATCTCCCTATAACATGAGAGGTATCAACTGATACTGTCATATCCTTGTAGTTGTTTTTCTTGTTTCCAACATAGCCTCTATAAGTCCAGTCTTCTGTCTTAATGACAATATGTGTATTACCATTCATCATTTTAGAGTATCTAATTGGTAATGTTAATTGGATAGAGGGAACTTCCATAAGGGAAAACTCTACACCAATATCACCTAAGAAGTCTTCTCTAGCTATAATAGCAGAGCCTAGTCCTGAACTTACAGAGTTCTCAATATATCCTATCACACAGTCACACTTTCATAATCAATATATAAGCAAGCATTTTCACTAGTAATACCACTAACTGACACAGTATTAACACCTTTCTTGATATAAGGCATTTCTGCACAAATAGTTAGCACTGATAGTGAAACTTCCTTGTAGCTAAACTCAAGACATTCCCAAGACTTAGCATATCTAATTTCACCTTTGTAATTAGCTGTAAGAACTCCTTTATATTCACCACTAATCTTGAAGTCAATATTGTTAATTCTTACAACAGGGTCTTTAAATTCACCATCTAGAGCAAAACTCCATTTGTGACTATCTATTACTGTATCTGAGATAAAGTTACCATTCATAACCTCATTGACACAGTTATCACAGACAGTGTGTTTGTAGAAGTCCTTAAGACTCTTACATGATTTACCCTTAGAACAGTTATACACAACTCTCCAACTAGAATTACACTCATTGAAGAAGTCATTGATGAAGCTAAGATTATTCTGAGCAGAACAGAAGTCAATCATACCGTCTAAGTCAGGACAGTCATCCTCACAACATTCACAGATGTTATTACAGTTAGGTAGACCATTACAGCAGTGTCTTGACTTAGCAACACAACTAGCCTTCATATCTAAGAAGTCACAATTCTCAAAAGGTTCTAGGTAAGTCTTTGCCTCATCTGCCTTATACCATACACCATCAGGGTTATCAAATTCAACCCTAAACACAAGATAATCTTCATCTGTGACAACCCATTCCTTACTTGGTTGGATGCTAGTTACATAGGCATTACACCACACAAGCTGTAGTCCTGTGTTAATAGCCCATAGCTTACCAGGAGTAAGTAGTTGTTCCATGATAAAGTCATAGTGAGATTGAATATGTTCCTCAGACCATGTATTAGTCCTTAAGGCAATTTTAAGTGAGATAGTGTTGCTATCAATCAGTGATTTATTAGATACATTACCAACATAAGACCCATTAGCAAAAGTGCGTGAGGTTTTATTCTCACGCAAACTAATGCTCTCTGACTGTTCATCAATAGATTTTCTACCGAGGAACACTAGGTCATTAAATTGGATGTATCGTTTAGGCTTTGTGAAATTCTCATCACATCTAGTCATTAAACATACCTCATCAATTTATCCACACCAAACATACCGTTTAGATATTGAGATTTGTTATCAATATTTTGGCTGATTTTGGCATTATTTGTGTTATATATATTGTTAATTATAGTAGATTTACCAACACTTTGCAAGGCATTCACACCAAACTTGTTAAGGTTATTTAGGAAGTTAGTACCTAGACTATCAACAGCCTTTTTACGAAGGACATACTCACCAGGGGTAAGCATTGTAGGCACAGTATCAGTACCTCTTCTCCTCCAGTTAATCCCTACAGGAAGTCCTTCAGAGTGGTATTCAGGAATAATACCTCCTGACTGTCTATACCTAGCATACTCAGCAAGTCTTCTCTCATTTGTTAGGCTGTTTACCTCATCCCAATCCTTAGAAGCCTTAGCTTGTGCAATAGCCTCATCCATTTTAGCAATAGCTGATTCAATGTGTTGTTGGATTGTAGACTTAAGTCTCTGAGCACTCTCAAATAGGTCTCTAGTTTGAATTTCAGTGATAGGAACTTCCTTAACACCGTAAGCTCCACCCTCAATCTTTCTAGTACCTGTTTGGATAAACTCTTCAATAGTTTTCTTGAAGGTTATAGCACCAGTCTTAGTCTGTTCTACACTAACATCCTTGATACCTGCAAGTTCAAACAGTTTAGTTGCTTCATCTGTCTTAAGATAACCTTCTTTAATCATCTTCTCAACAGAGTTCTTAAAGGCTAAAATCCTACTACTGTCAGCTTTTTCACCACCTTCAGCATTGATTTTCTCAGCTTCCTTAAGGACATTGTTGAACCCATCTAACTGAGTATTACCAATCCTATTGAGAACATTTCCTAGTGAATCACTATAATCAGCAATCTTAGTCTGAATTTCTTCTTTAACTTTAGCAAATTGTGTATCAGCAGTACCTCCTAAGAGTTCTCCTTCACCAACAAGAGCTTTAACCTTATCAATTCTGTCACTAATAGACATCTTAACAAACTCAGTAGTGTCAAAGCCTGCTTTCTCAAGAATTTCCTTAAGGGCATTTGCTTTCTCTTCACTAGTACCATAACTGCTACTTTCAATAACAGCTTTAAGTTCATCTGTGATAGAAGAAATGTCTTTGAAGATGAGTTCTCTACCCTCTTGGAGTTTAGCACCAATCTGACCTAGCTTACCTTTAAAGGTATCTGTATTAGATGATTGTCTATGTTGTTCCCCTGGATTGAGTGTCTCCATCTTCTGAATAACAGTCTGACCAGTTTCATCCACAAGCTCTAGATACTTCTCACCAATAGCTGATTTAGCTAGTTTGAGTGAGTTTAGTAGTTGTTCATCAGTGAGTCCTGTCTCTTCTTTGAGGTCTTTCCATGACCTAATTTGGTCTCCTACCTTCACAAAGGTATCATTGATATTCTGAGGAATCTTAGAAGTCTCTACTCCAAGCTCTTTAAGGGCTGTTGTAATAGTACCTCCACTATTATTCTTCACAGCTTCAATTAAGGAGTTTGCTCCTGCAATTTGGTCAACTATGCTACTATCTTTTGTCAGTGTTTTAAAGAATTGGTTTCTAATTTCCTTATTCTCTTGAGCAATTTGTCTTAACTGTTGTGCTTTCTGAAGGTAAAGTTCTTTAGCTTCATCTTTGGCTTGTTTCTCAGCTTCAGATTTAAGCTTCTCACGTTCTTTAGTGTCATTGAACACACCGAACAAACCTGCTCCTAAACCTACTAAAGCTCCTATACCTGCTCCTAGTCCAGTACCTAGTCCAGGAACAACACTACCTATCAAAGCTCCAGTAGAAGCCCATGAAGCTGTACTTGAAAGGACATTACCTGCATCTTTCCAACCTTGACCAAAATCAGAGTTCTGTACTGCTCCATTTATAGAGTCAACAGCAATCTGTGCACCTAACAAACCTAGACCCTTAGCATAACCACCCACTTTAGCCTTGTTTCTAGCAACCCTAGACAACCCATAAGGACTGTTAGCAGGTGCATTTCTAGCAACTCTTGACATTCCTGAATAAGCTACAGAAGTATTTACTCCTCTTGAAGTAAGTCCTTGTCTCATTAGTGTATCAGTACCAAAAGCTCCTGCAAGACCTAAAGGATTTACTCTTCCTCCACTCACAGTATTCATAGCTGTAGCCACAGTGGAAAGTGTGTAGATGATGCTTGTAGCCCATGTCAAGAATTTAGTTACTAGTGCTCCTGCAATGAGGTATTTACCTATTCCTCCAAAGACTTTAGCAATAGATGAAGCTGTGTTCACTATTAGTGTAAAGAAGTTGAGGATAGACTTAAGTCCACCTTCTACAGAACCTCCAATAGAGATTAGGATAGACCTAATCATCTCCACAACAGATTTAACAAATCCTTGTAAGGCACTGAAGAAGTTTTGACCACTTGCAGAACTTAGGACATTGAGTGCTCCTCTACCTAATTCAACAATTAAAGGTTTAAGGCTGTTTACAATACCCAAAATAGTCTTTCTCAAGCTCTGTAGCACGCTATTTACTTGGGATGGTCTAAATGTACCGATTTGTAAAACAATGTCTGAGAGAGCCTCTAAGACCCCTTTAACAACGTTCGTTAATTCATTAAAGATATTAGTCTTAGTTGCAATCTTAGCTACAGTAGATGTAACACTTCCTACAAAGCTTTTTAGGGCTGTAAGGATTGCAGTTACATTAGAAGGGTTAATAGACTTAACTACAGTATTTATAGTGTCAGTAACTTGAAGGAACAATGATGACACAATACGGATAGCCTCTGAGTTCACAGCTAGTTTAGCAATATTGTTGTAAATATCTACTATACCTGATAATACTCTTAAAGCTTCACCAGTAATAGCTTGAGAGGCTAACTTAGCTAGACTTTCAACTAGCTCTGCTCCACTCTTCACAATATCTCTCACAAAAGTACCAAACTGTCTTCCTGTGTTGTTTAGCACACCTAGGAATGACTTAGTTACATTGTAGAATTGTGCACCTACATCTAGACCTTTAACTCCTTCATTGAAGGCTTGAGAGAACTTTTCAATACTGTCTGTGAATTGCTTACTGAAGGTCAACTTCCAAGCAGAACCAAACTGGTTTACTTGCTTGATTGTTCCACCAATAGCATTACCTAATCTAGTTACATATTCCTTGAACTTCTCAGTACCTACAATCTCTGTGATACCTTTGATAAAGTCACGAGTTGCTACATATACTTGGTTAAGTGCTCCTGGCTTAGCATTACCTTCTTCATCAATATCATCAAACACAAGAAGGTTTGACAATGTTTCTTTCAAGTTGGCAATAGCTTGTCTAGGAGTAATGATTGAGTTTACAAGGTTTTGGAAGGTATCTTCATTACCTAACTTGTTGACAACATCTAGGTATTCATCTGCTGTAATAAGTCTCTTCTTAGTTGCAGAGATGATTGAATCAGCACCTTTAGACTCAGCCAGTTTTTGTAACTCAGCATTAAGTCTAGATGCCCCTAAAGCAGATAATCTTTGACGAATGAACTTGTAGTCTTGTTGGTTAAGCACACCTGCGGCAAGCATTTGAGCTGTTTGCTCTGTTACAGTTTTCATACCCTCAATAGGGTTTTTAGTCTGTGCTAGAAGTCCTGCATAACCTTTTACAATTTGCTCAGCATCCTTACGACCATAGGCAGTATAGGTAGAAGCTTGTTCAAGCAAGTCAGTTGCATCAAACACAGTTGACTTACCATAATCACCCAAACGCTTGATTGATTTATTGGTTGTTTTCTCATCAAAGCCAAGAGCCTGCATGTTTATACGGTAAACCTGCATAGCATCACCAAGGTTATTGGCTTCTTCTTTAAGCTGACCAATACCTCCTCTAACAGCACCTAGAGTAGCTTGCACAGCAGTACCAATAGCACCTGTAATCTTATTACCAACTAGACCCATAAGGTTTCCTTGGATACCTAAGATAGTGCTATTTACTTTAGTGAACACACTTAAAAGACCTTTAGCAGGGTTAATAGCCCCTAATCTTAGCATCTGAGATGATAAACTAAAGGTAGAACTAGATACATCTTGGATAGCTTTATGAAGGTTTCTCCATGATTGATAGTCCTGGTCTTTTACCTTGATATAATCAGCAGAGAATGTTCTCTCTCTTCTTCCATTAGTGGTAGCTTCATGCACAGTACCACTTTGAGATGTTCCTTTTGAAGTGTTTATTTTAATAGGGATAGCCTCAATCTGCTTCTTAAGAGCTAGATAATCTTTAAGGGCTTTATCCGTATTAAACATGAGCTTAACATTAAAAGAGAGTGGCGAAGTATTCTTGCCACCCATCTTTCCTAGTTTCTTCTCAAAGTCTAACACAGAATCCCTAAGAGCTGACACAGACTTCTGGGCTTTTTCAATTTCCTTTAAACCTGTAATATCAACCTTAATGGTTCTGACTGCCATACTTTTCTCCTATGGTTAAGCTACATCCTCAATGTTTCTACGGATTTCATAGAAGTTACCATTTTCATCACGAGATACAGTGAATGAAAGTGATAGTGTAATTTCTCCCTCAGTAGAGAACTCACGAGAATTTTCAGTAATCAATACATTGTTGAATACATAGTATTCTTTAAGACCACGAGTATTCTCAACCATTTGAGTAACTCTGAAGTGTGTATTGTTAAGTCTCTTATCGTTAGCAACAATCAACTCAACATCACGCTCACCATTGTAGGTTACAAGAAGTTTTTCACCAATATACATTGGGTTTACAAGAACTGTTCCTCTTTCATAACCGTGATGCTCTTGTGTCAAAGCAATGAACTCATCATCTTCAAGTTCTACACCTGTAGACAATGGAATGTTTGACAAGTAAGTGCAAGCACATTTGTCTGATGAGATTGTGATTGTGTTACAGTCTTCATAGTAAAGGTCAGGAATCAAAAGTGAACCATAACGTTTACCTGAAATTGTAACTTCTTCAACTAAGAAGCTATCTGTAACAGGGATACCACTAGTCATTTTCTTAGACATAGATTGAAGTGGATTCAACCAGTAGTCATTGCATGATGTAGTAGTAGCTGTAATCTCTTTAGTAATTTCTACTTGAGATTTGTCATACTGTCTACCGAAGCAACGAGCATCAGTAGCAGGCACAGATACATTATGAGTGAATGAAGTCAAACATGACAACAATACGTTAGAGAACTTACGAAGCTCTGAACGGTCATTCACAACAGAAGGAGTTGAGAATCCAATGTGACCTGTAAGCTCATCTTCTCCTTTGTAAGTTACTTCATAAGTAACCACAATACCGTGGTCAGAAGGTTTCCAACCTGTACCTGTTTGAGTCATAACTTTAGAATCTGCAAGGTCTACAGTACGAAGTACAAAACCTGGAGCAGAAGTGTTGAACTCATAAGTATATACATAAGAATTTTCTTGTGCTACATCTTTGAAGTCTGACACAATAGCTTTAAACTCATATTTACCTGCTTTAGGTAATTTGAGGTAAATCATGTTAAATCCTAGTGCGAAGTCATCAGCATCAGCACGTACTTGATACTTAGCAGAAGCTTTCTTATCAGCAGGATTTACATAAAGTGTACCTGTGTTCAAACATTTAATAGGGCTACAGTTAAGTTGGTCTTCAGGAACATCTTTACGTACATATTGTACTAGGCTTCCTGAAGGAATAGCAATCTGTTTGCTTGCTTTCCAACGTACACAAGGTCTGATTTCTTCTGTGATTGACACAATGATTTTAGAATCTTTGTCTTGTGTGTTGTAACCATACATAGGATGTGACATATCTACAAAACAATTAGACATTTATTTCTCCTTTTTGCCTTGGTTTGCATTTTGTTTATTTCCATCTTCTGATGGGGTATTAACTGGTTTTTTCTTTGAGCCTTCCTCTACCATGTGTTCACGAACACGAGATACAGCTTGAAGCTCTAGCTTTCCTCCATGACGATTAGCAATCTCATTACGAGACATGAAAAACGCATTGAGGTTTAATGGTTGTTCTACAGCCATAATTACTCCTTTACATACAAGTGAATATTGATAGTGTAGCAGGGAATGAGAACATCTCAACTTCATCTACAAGCTCATTAGAGAAGTCTTCAGGACAACCTATATCAGTCACTTTAACTCTAATAGGTAAGTACCATCCGTCTAATGAGGCTACATCTTGAGCGAATGTTTTTCTTTGGATGCCTCTAGGTGTTTGAACTTGATGCACAAGCATATTCTTAATTTGACAATGAACTTCTTCCCTATACTCTAACTTACCTTCAGGTGTATTCTCAATACATACTCTTCCAGTAGGAGGAGTTACAGGTGAATAATACACAGAGAAGTTTACATAAAGTTTTGAGAAACATTTTGAACTATTGTCACAAGCAATATCAATAGCAAGGAAAGGAAACTCAACTCCCTGGTTTAGCTGGAAGTGTTCTGATGTTCCTACATGCTTATTGAACTGTTCATCAAAGTTGTTATACCTTTTTCTAGGGTCTAGCTCATCAGGGTTATCAGGTTGAATAAAGTAGTCTAAGACTCCTGAACCATACATCTGTAGCCATTTCTTAATGTTTATATACACAGCACTAATCATCTAGCTACTCTCCTTGGTATCTTAACTTTATTCTTTCTCCCTTGTGCAACTAAGTATTCCCTAGCACTAGCTGTATCACTAGAATTATATCTAGCTGTTCCAGCTCCTCTTCTTCCTGAAGGTCTTAGAGCCTTATAAATCCCAAAGAATCCACTTGTAGAGTTTACAAGTTGGTCACTTTCACCTACAGTATCAAATGCTATGAAGATGAATGGGAAAGCAGGGTATCTAGGATAACCTCTTTCATGGTAAACATGAGTATAGTAACGTTCTTTCCCCTTACTTGTAGGAGGAAAATCTGACCTATCACTATACACAGAAAAACCATCTGCTATTTTCTTCATCTTGATAGACCTAACCATTCGTCCAGTTTGTACTGAACCTGTGGCTTTAGCCTCTAGCATACCTGTAACGGTAAAGTCAACAAATTCTTTTGAGAACTCAATACCCTTCCAGTTATGAATGTCAGTCGTGGTCACGAGTAATCACCCCCTGTAATTGCTTAACATAAGGAGCACACTCAAGGATAAGCTGTTCAGACTCACGAGGAATAAGTCTCTCACCTGTCATCTTAATATCCCAACAACCTGGCAAAATTTCATAAGTTCTACAAGCTACAACTTTCCAAAATAGGTATCCTGCATCTTCAGGACAATCAAACCTATTACATCTTGTAGATATTCTTTGCATGATGTAGTAACCATGCTTAATATCAAAATCACAAGCGTGAGATTGATTATGCAGTGAGAAGTAGAAAGTCTCTAATTGTCTTGAACCTTCAAGACCATGAGTAGTTGTAGCATCACTTTCAGAACCTCTTGATGTAGGCATGTGGTCTACACATTTAAGGTGTTCTACTTCTTCCCACAAACATTTCATTATTTGTCTGCTGTTTTCATCATAAGTAGGTACAGCAGTTCCTTGCCTGAGTACAAGAATTTCTCTGTTATTCCAAGGTAAGCTCATTGTATCACCTACCTTTACAGTTCTGCTTCAGGCACACCTTCATTTACGACAGCGTTATTTACTGTAGGCTCTTCTACTTTAGGTTTTTCTTCAACTTTAGGTTCTACAGGTTTAGGAGCTTCCTCAACTTTAGGAGGCTCAGTTACCTTTGGAGTTTCTTCGACTTTAGGAGTTTCCTCTTTAGCCTCAATCTCAAACTCTTTATCCTTGTTATCTGGAACATAAGTAGATGTAGTGTTATCAGGCACTTCTTCAAAAGTGTTTTGGATGTTACCCTCATTATCTGTGTACTTAAGGTTAATGAGATAACCTCCTAGAATGTCATCTACAGGGTAAACTTTGTCTTTCATGAAAACATATAGTCTACCTTCGTAGTATGTACGGTACACAGTTGAATAAGTTTCAACACCATTGATAGAGCGACCAGTACCACACTTAGAGCATCCGTAAGAACGTGATTCACGTTTACGCTCTCCTTTGAATTTTACTAGCATTTTCTCCTCCCAATAGCTAAGTACATATTGTCTGTGTAACTCTTCTTACACAATGATAATGAACTGAGTGTCTTGATAGACCATGTATTGATAAGTTTCACGTAAAACCTATCAATGCTTCCGTAGTCAATAGTCCATTCTCTAACAATATAATCGACAGATTTTTGTTTAAGAACTGCTCCTACTGCTAGTCTATCCATATTAGCACATTCATCTAGAGTACCACAGTCATTCTGACTAGCAATAAAGATGCTTAGGAAGTGGCACATAGCATCATAGACACAATCAGGTAGTGTCTTATGAGTATAGCCTGCTTCATAGTCAAGAATGATTTTGTACTCTGCCTCACAAGAGCAAGGGTCACAACATTTACAGCAAGGACTAAGCTCATCTGTAACGTTGATTAGAATTGTACCATCCACAAAAGACCAATTCCACTTGGTAGTATCAAGCTCATACTCTTCACGCTCTAGCCCTTTTCTTTTGTGTAAATACACTTTTAAAGTAGTAGGGTCAAAGCCTTTGTAGTAGTATGGCTTAATCTCAACCATAGCATCACAACCACACATCTCAAATTGTGTAATTGGAATTACTTCATGTCTTTGTGCTCTTAGGATAGTGTCACACTCACCGTCAGTCCAACAAAACAACCTAGCAAGTACACGGAGAAAACTCTCCATGTACTTTTGCATGGTTGCTCCATCATCACAGTCAAAACATCCACAACGCTCTTGAAGTTTTTCAGTTATTCTAATCAACTCCAATTCAGGTTGCATAATGTTTCTCCTTATTTAGCAGGAATTGTTGCCATAGGGAATGGGTTAAGACCTGTAAGAAGACCTTGAATACGTTCAAATACTACAGCAGGACATGATTGCTCAAGTGGAATGTTAGCCACAAGCAAGTGTGAAATGTGTGAGTTAGTGTGTACCAAACCGAAGTTTTCGTACTTATCACAGATTACTTCACATCCTGGTTTAGAAGTGTCTTCTGTACGAACAGTATAGATTGAGCTTTGTGGCACAAACAAGTCATATTGTGTCAATGCTTCAACTCTAGACAAGTCAATCACATAAGCTTCACCAGTCATTGTTTCTTCAAGGTCAAATGGCAAGTGGTAAGACACACCAAAAGGAATACCTTTGAATGTGATTGATTCACCATTTACTGCCCAACCTTGAGGAAGTTTACCATCTTTACCTGGTATGATTTCAGCTTTGATTCCACGAAGAGTCAATGGGTGTACATAAATCTTGTAACGTGCTGATTGGTTATCCAATACATCAAGATAGCAAGCTACTTGACGGAAAGCACCAATAACTGAACCTGAAGCATCAATAGGAGTTACACCTGGGTGAGACATCATTTCAGCCACACCTGCGAAAGGACGAAGCCCTTGACCTTGGAAGTTCAACATACCTTGAACGATATGGCGTTGAACGATAAAGGCAAATGTGTACCATGCCATGAATTGCTCAGCTTCTTCATAAGACATACCCAAACGTTGGAAGATGTTGATAAGGTCACCTTGTTTAAAGTGCATTTTATCTTTCATCAAACGGTCAAGACGAGTTTCACAGTCCTTGAAACATAGGTAACGTACTGGTGTAGCATCACCTGTAGCTTGCATAGTGAATTTCTCAGTGAAACAGCAGGCATCAGATGTGTCATTGGCAAAGTCAGGAGCTTTAGTTCCCCATGTAAGACCTTCCATAATCCAGTCACCGTTTTTAGCTTGTCTCAAAGCACCAAAGCTTGATTGCTCAAAACGTTTAAGGATGTCGTTTACAAGTTCATCTCCCATACCAACTTCACGGAGTGAAGGTACTGCTTTAGACCAGTCACGAGAGATTCCAAATGGAATTTTACCATCTTCATTAGTAAGGTTTGCTTTGTTAGCAAGTTGAGCTTTAGTACGCTCATACAAGTTATCAATAGCTTCACCCAAAAGAATATCAAAATTAGTTTCAGCCACTATATTATCCTCCAAAGCGAACTCTACCGAAACGGCTCGCTTTAACTTCTTCTTGTTTTGGTTGTGTTTGTTCCACAGAAGGGTTAGCCTTTTCAAGCAACGCACTTAGTTTTTGGAACTTTTCATCAATTTTCTGCTCTTCAGCTTCTTTAGCTGAGAGTTGTGCTTTAAGCTCTGCATTTTCTTCTTCAAGCTTTGCTTTTTCTGCTGTAAGAGCTTCAATAGTTTCAATAGCTTTAGTCAAAGCATCTTCTTCTACTGTAGGCTCTTCAGCAACTTCCTCAGTAGCTTCTACTGCTTCTTCAACAGTTTCTTCTACTGGTTCAACAGCAACTTCTTCAACTACTTCTTCAGTAGCTTCAACTTCAGGAGTTTCTACAACTTCCTCAGCTTGTGTAGAAAGATGTGCAAGAACCTTATCTAGAACTTCTTTTCTGTTCAAGTATTCTTCCTCATTTCTTACTAGTAATGAAGGCTCATAACCTCCACTCTTTGCATTACCAGGATTACCAACAAAGGAGAATCCAGTAATTTCAATGGTATCTGTTATAGGTACATCAATACCACCACCATGTTCAACATTGTAGACAACTAATTTAGCATATTCTTCAATGTCGCTATCTTCAATTTCTTTAGCATACCACAGAAACTCAGATGAAATAGCAAAAGGCTCATCTTGAATGATAAGGTCTTTTACATTACTAAGCTCTAGGTTTACATGGGGTTTAACCAGTAGGTCATATCTTCCGTTGGAATCCTCTACTAGCTTAAGGTCTGACTTTCTGAAATAACCTTCTCTCACAGGGTATGAATTAAGGTCTCTATGTCCTGTAGATACATAACCCTCAAAAGAACCATCAATGCTGTCATACCATTTTTTAAGTGTACCTTTGCAGATATACAAACGAATTGTGTCATCTTGATAAAGCACAGAGCCTTCTGATAACAATGTCATGTATCCTTCAGAATTTTCTACTTTATCCACAGATAACTGCTCTCTCTCTTTTTTGTTATGAGAGAGGTTCATAATCATGTCTAGGTCATCTTTCTTTTGTAGGTAAGTGTCAATCTCAGACATGATTTGCTCTGCAATCTTTGTCTTAACTGGCATTACTCCTCCACCTCAAACAGATTATATTTAAGCTTTCTCACTTTCTTACCTCCACAGGAAGCACAATAAGAGTATTCATACTTAACATTGTCCTTCTTGAGTCCTGCTTCAGTCTCAGGAGAGTAAGGTAGTTGTTCTGTAGCTTCTTTCAAGCTTTCAATGAGAACTTGGTCAGTAGTCTCATACCAACCATCATTCTCACTATCATTGCCTGGGTAGAACTCAATATACTTACGTTGATTTTGAATAATACCCTTATCATTTAAGAAGTTCACACGAACTACCAAATCTCGGTTAAGAAAGCGAGCTACACGAAACTTACTCATTATTCAGACACCTTCACTTTCGTACCTTCAGTAATTGGAGAAATAACTTCTTTCTCATAACCAAACTGCTTGGCACGAACTTCTTTAAGGTGCTGTTGGTAAGTTTTCCCAACTTCCTTAACGTCCATTATTTATCTCCTGCGTATGTAATAGGGAAGCCATAGCAATCAACTTCAGTCTCTTTGAGTTTAACTTCTTTAACAGTGTAGTTAAATTCATATTTATCCCCACAGCAGTAGGTAAATGACTTGAATTTCTTGTCTGTGACATCAAAGTATTGAATCTGTTCTTGACCAACAACAACTTTGCGTAGTTGAACAAGAATTGTTTCAGCTAGAGGTGATTTAAAGTTTAAAGTTTCATCAGCAACTTCTACTTTCAAATTCATCTCTGGAACTTTAATTGTAGCCATCTATGTGCTCCTTTCATCGAATGTTCTAATAATAGTATAACAAAAAAAGAGAGTTTAGCAACTCTCATACCATAAAGTTAAAATTCAATATTACTTAGAACTTTAGCTGTACCATTTTCAAGACGGTACTTGTTGATAAGTTCCATGATTTCTTCCATTGCTTGAGTATCAAAGGTAGTATCAAAGTCATTAAGGAACTCATCTTCTTTTACGTGAACAACTCCACGTACTTCAGGTTTAGCTCCCTTACCTTTACCTTTACCAACTACATATCCTACAACGTAGTTAGCATATAGATGTCCTGAAGACTGCTCCATCAATGCACGTTGGTCTACTACGAATGTGTAAACCTTTTCTTCTTTCCCATCTTCAGTTGTTTGTGTAGACACTTTCACACGATTGTCAAAGGCTACATCTACGTTCACAGCATAAGATGTTCTAGGAGTACGAAGCATATTACCACTTCGTCCAATGATAGGAATTTTCTGTGCTATGTTTTCAACTCCACCATTGATAAGCACTTCTGCATCTAAGTCAGTCAAGTCTGCATATTTACGTAGAGTATAAACAGGCTTACCTGCTCTAACATACTCAGGTTGGATATTTTTACGCTTCTCATCAAGAAAGCCTAAAACATCAGTAATAATTTCAGTCATCTAAAGTTCCTCCATGACGGTACATACCTTTTAGTCCGTCTTTGTTGTCTTCTATATTTACTCTTTGAGTATCTGCATTTAACACTTGATAGATATAAGGTTTAGGTTTACCAAAGTCAGTAACAAACTTACCTTTAGCTTCCTCATCTAGATTAAGGTAATCATTGTAGGAGCTGAATGACTTCTCATTAGCCAACTTAGCATAGATGACTGTTACATCAGAATAGTACATGCTATCCATAACATAATGGTATTGCATGTTATACTCTTTGCACAGTGTGAGAACCATTTCCTCAACATCATCAAGCTCAATGTTTACCATGTCCTGATATGCTAGACCTTTGTATTCTTCTACAGGCTTAACCTTACCTTGGACTAATCCCCAATTATACCTAACAAGATAACTAATCAATTTGAAAAAACGAAGGGTTTTCTCTCAGAATCTTAGCACAGTTAGTCATTAGTGATACATCTGTGATATATTCAGTCAAATGTTCAGGAATACCCAAAACTTCACCTACTAGCTTCTCACAAGCATCAATAACATTGTCATCAAACACTTCATAGACCTTGAACAAGTCTTCAGGAGTGTAAATCTCAGTATCACCATTCTCTTGGAAGTCTGTAAATGCCATTGAGATAATTGAAGCATAGTTACGGACTTTACGTGCAATACGTGGAGTAATATACTTAGACTTAGCTGAAATTTCTTGTACGTAAGCATGACCATCTTGAACAATCTCAGCTCCTTCTGGTGCTTTACCAATAATAGGTAACCACAAAGTAACTGTGTAATCTTTAGGTGATGCAGAACCAATCTTAGTGCTATCTCCATTCACAACAGAAGATGTTGCTGTTTGAATAGCTACTGGCTCTTGTGTTTGAGTTGCTTCTACAAAACTATTTTGCAGTTTTGACAACTCCTCAATGGATAAAATCTTATTAGACATCTCTTCTCCTATACAATTAAGTTTTTCTTAAGGTACGCTTCTGCCATCTTATTGTCAATACTCTTCAATCTATCATAAACATCTAGGATGTAAAGGTCATTGTTATAGTTATAGTTGTTTGTGAACTCATAACTATCAAACTTGATATGCTCAGACAATCCTGAAGCATTTTGAAGAATGTGAACTACTTGACCAATAAAGTGGTCACGCATTGGAATAATTGTGTTCTTCATAGCATTATCAATAATACTATAAGTACCAATGTTAGACACAGTTTTGTTTAAGTCAAATAGTCTTGCAGGAACTCCGAACATTTGACAGATGATAGCAGGAACATACTGTGACAAGTAGTCAAGGAAGTCTGTTGCTTTAGTATCACGCTCTAATTGTTCTAAGTTTTGGAAGTTTCCTGAATATACAATAGCATCATTGAACTCAGTTTCAGAAAGTTTTTCTGCAAATGCGTTCATATCCTCAATAATTTTCTTGGTTCTTTCACCCTTAGCAGTTCTACCCATATCAAGTAGTTCTCCACTGCTAAATGATGTACCTTGCTCAACACTCTCTTCGATTTGCTCTTCAAGAGTATCTTTAGCTTGTAAGGCAATAGTACCAATACCATTACGAGAAATATCATAGTTCATACGGTTGAGAATATTCAAGATAAGCTCAACACGTTTTCTATCCTTAAGCAAAGGTGACACACAGAATACTTGTGAAGTATCAATACGTACACAAGCGAACTCTTTGTCCGTAACAATTAGGACTTCATTCTTGTATTCTTCAGGATTCTCTAAAATCTTCTGAATATCCTCTGCTGAATAGTCTGTTACTGGTCTATTGTTACCAGTCTTTCTATCAAAAGGTGTGATGAAAGTATTTGTGTTCTTGATTAAGTAAGTTAATGTCTGTCTAAGGACTGGCTTCTTAGGGTAGTCAATCACACAAGCTAAAATGTCTTTTGGATGAATCCCTACTAGACCTTCACCTGTGTTTAATAGACCATAGTAACCATACTTACGATAACCCTTCGCTACTTGTTTCAATACATCATAGTTACGTTGACCATTGAAGTTTAGACTATATAAGTAATCCCTTAATTGCTTATCTTTGTCAAAATTCTCAGTAGTCAAGTAGTTTGTAAACATATAGTTCACAATGTTATCCAAAATGTAATCAACATCAGGAAGGTCTAAAGCAAGTCTTTCAATGTCTTCTAGGTTTTCACCTATAGGAGTTCCTCTGAATCCTGAACTTTGGAAGACTAGTCTATCCTTATATTCTGCATTAAAATACCTATCCATAGCACAATCGCCACCACACTCATCTTTTCGACATTTGCCACAGCTCATTAGCTACCTCCAAGGTAAAATAGTTCAGCCACATGAAGTGATAGTAATACACTATCAAGTTCATCAGGTGAATGTTTAAGTAATTTCTTAATTTCAGATTTAGGTCTGATTTTAACTAGTCTGTCTTCAGGCTTCTGAATCTCAGAAACAAATGACATCTGTCTGCTAATACCATCCCAAACTTTTCTCACAAATGATACCCTTTGTGCTTCCATCATACCTCTTAACATTAGGTGCATCTCTGCTCTTCTGTTAAAGGCATATTCAGCACTAGGGTCTTTTGCAATGACCTTAATCTCTGTAGGCTTACCTCCAAAGTTTATGTCATACACAGGACATTTAAGTTGCCCTGATAGTCTTCTCATCTTGAGTGGTTGAACAATATGTGCTCCTCCACCTGCATCTATTCCAATAGCTTTAGCATTAAGCCTATTTGCTAGTGTGACAATGTTATTCACTATCTCAATAGCTGTAATACCGTCAATCCACTCAGCAGGCTTAATGTCTTTAGTATCAACTACAGTAAAGTGATTTTTCTTATCAACCACAGACACAGTAACTTGGATACTGTCTGAACCCTTATAGGCACTATCAACTCCAATAAAGAAGTCGAGGTCTTTGCCCCTAGTGTCAAAGCTATCTAGAATATCAGGTGATGAATCAAAGAAGGATGAACGCTCTGTAGGGAACTCACAAAGAAGGTTTTCCCTAATGGAGTCTTCGGTAATAGTAAACTGTGACCTCATTAGTTGGTCTTTAGTGTACTTGATACTACCCTCTTCCATTGCTGTAACAACATCTAACCACATCACAAATTCATCATCTGCTAAGTCTTCATTCACCATAAAGTCATAGAAGTTATTAAGTGAACGAGGGTTAGAGATTAGGTACATAATCAGCTTTCTACCATCATCTGATTCAAATTCTCTACGACCCATGTGACCAAGAGCTACAGGAGAAATATCAGAAGCTTCATCTCCAAACATATTACCACCTCTACCAATAACATGGATTTTAGATGGGTCAGTAAAGTTTGAACCTGCTGATAGACCTTCTAACTTTCCTCCATTTCTGAATGAGAATCCCTCACTTGAGAATGAAGATAAACCACGCTTAAGCCTTTTGTCTACTGCTGTGACATCCTTTTCATCAAAGGACAACATAGCTTTAACATCAGGGTGAGAGTTTACTAGAATCTCTCTAGCGTGTTGAATAATAATTCCTGAATACTCTTGAGTAGAACCTACAGCGTAACAGTTCTCTCCCTCATAGGCAAAATGGTTAGACATAATACCACAGAGGAATGATTTACCATAACGAGGTGTTGCTACACAGTAACCAGTCTTATACTTACCACTTAGGAAAGCTCCGAACTGTACTGCTTGTGACCACCATAGCTCTAGGTTAAACTCAGATAAGGCTGTAGTGAATCCAAGTTTATAATACTCAAGCTCTTTCTCAAGTCCTTCTCTTTCCCTAATGGTATTCCTCTTGAAGTGCTTAGGAATCTTGCCTTTTACAGCATCCCTAAGTTGGTCTTGAGGAGTTACCTGGTCAAGAAGGATTGATAACTTCTCTTTGTTGGATAATACCTTACGCTTTTGAGTAAGTGACCCAACATCTGCATCTTGGATGTGCATAGACAATATCTCCTCCAGTATAACTAAGGTCTTCTGCAATATCCACAGAAGGTGCTACATTAGAAAAGCTCTCTGTGACAGGTATTGTTGTACCATTCATAGCAAGACATATAGGACATGTCTTAGAATCACCAATACAGTTCCATGTCTTTAGTATTGAGTTCTCAGTGACAATCTCAAATAACTTAGCACTTTCCACAGAAGCCTTTTCAATAAGCATCTGTACTTCACTCATAGCTATTCTATCTAGCTTGTGTCTGAAGTCTGATAGCAAGTCATCAATGTTGACTGTCTCTGTGGAGTCAATAACCTTAGCTCTTAAGTCTTGTGCATGAGCTTCAAAAATCTCTTTCAGCCTTGCATAGTTACTTCTAGCATAGTTTGTGGTGTTTACTCCATTACGTACTTCAATAGTCTCTTGTGGAGTCATATCAACACCAAGTGAATCCAGGATGTAGTCAATCTCTCCAAGGAATACTTCAGAGTAGGTGTCAATTAGGTAATCAATTAGAGCTTCTTCAGCACTAAGATAGTCTCCCATAGTCACAACAGATGTTGCAAAACCCTCTAGGAGACTAAGTATTTCATCATAATGCTCTTTGAATAAATCTTCTTTCGGACTGTGTGATGCCATTACATATCTCCAAAGAGTTCATCAAGTTTCTCTTTAGTGTAGTTCTTAAGCTCTTCAATACCATCTTTAGTGTCATGGTTGACATTGACTGTAGTTTGTGTAGCTTTACCTTCAATACGGTCAGCCCATTCTTTACGCTCAACACTATCCTCAAATGAAGCCATAATTTGAAGCATAGCATTTTTAGCAATAGGAGTACATGGAGGGATTTGACTATAGGCATGATAACCTACAGAGTTAATCAATTCCTCTTCAACATCAATTAAACCCCAACGCATTTGGTAAAGTCTTAAAGAGTCTTCATCAAGAGCACTAAGCTCTCTCATAGTCTCTGAATAAAGTTTAGTCTTAACTGCCATGAGTCATTCCTTTCACAAGATTATAATACTCACACAGAAGGAATCCAACCCTCTTAAATTAAGCATAAGTGTGAACCAAAAATATTAAATAGAGAGATACACCCTATTGGACTTGAACCAATGACACTACGCTTAGAAGGCGTATGCTCTATCCAACTGAGCTAAGAGTGTATATGACGGCTTAAACCGTCATTTAGTATTCACATGAGTGATACCTATTAACCAAAGTACGTAGTGGGAATCGAACCCACGCTGAAGAAATATTAGAGGTAAGTCCCCAGTCGGATTTGAACCAACGTTCCTAGGGTTGCAATCTAGAGCCTTACCAGACTTGGCTATGAGGACATTTTCTTACTCTGTAGTAAGAAGATGCTTTGTCCTTAATACTATAACCTTTAAGATAGTTTCTTATGGTAGCTCTACAACAATTAAACATTTTAGCTATCTCTGTTTGAGTATAACCACGCTTAATCAAACTTCTAATCTCTTCAACATCAAGATTTAGTTTGTTTGTGCATTGTCTTCCATACGTTATAGTATTAGGGTTTCTTGCATTTTCACTAGCAGTAACTCTTCTCAAGTTACTAAAGTGATTGTTAAGCTTATTGCCATCTATATGGTCTATCTGTAGTCCATCATTTGTGTCAAATTTGCTTACATTTACAAAATAACTAAGATGATGTCCTGAGAATTGAACTGTTTTGTTATCAATACGCAGTCTATACATGAAATAACCTTTTTTGCTTATGTATGGTTTTAACTCTCTAAGTTTACCAAACTTGTGGCTATACACATTACCATACTCATCTACTGAGTAATTATCATCAAACTTATTCATTTTGCAACCTCTAATAAATATTTGCCTTACCACTTGGCTATACGTACATAAACCTACGGGGAGATAACTCCCCATAGGAAACTGTAAGGAGGTGTCCTCTTATGGCTTCAACCATAAAGCGTACTAGTTAAGTATAACACACTAACTAAACTTTGTCAACACCATACAAACCTAAAAGGATTGCTTCTGCCTCATCATCATTTGAGACAGATAGACCTTTATCTTCACAAAGGGCTATAGCCTTCTTCTTAGCTTCAGCTCGTTTACCATTCAGTCCATAAGGCTTTCTCCAAACGGTAGGAGGTACTAGAGTCACAGTGCTATTACGTAGCTCTCTAATAACCAATCCTTGAACGATACCAAGCATCACAAGTGTCTTTTGGTTTGAAATGACTTTCAATTCCTCAATGAAGACCTTATCGAATTGACCATGCTTTTCACAGAGGAGTCTGACAAACTCTGCCATGTACTGTCCTCTGTCAATATAACTATCCTCATTGCTTGTGATAGTTCCATAGTCAATGATTTTCCCATTGTTTAAAACACAGAAGCCTGAACTCTTTGTAGATAGGTCTAGAGATAAAACTTTAACCATGTAAAAATTATACCACTACCTAATCACTGTGTCAATATTAAAAATATTATTCACCAAAAAATGTTTGCAACTTGATTGCGAACATTTTCTGTTGGTATTAGTCCTAGTTAATAATTATATAATTAGTCTAATAACTAATACCTAATAATCTAATAGTTATATATTTAGTTAATAAGCTATATTACTACCATCAAAAAAGTACATATACGAATTTATATCACAGCAACTATTAGTCTTTAATAATAATTATATAATACCTAATAACTAATAGACTAATAGTTATATATAATTAGACTAAGTATTATTACCATCAAAAGTATACATATACGAAAATATATCACTTTAAAATCTAGACATTTTCAGCTCTGTGTGATATACTTTCTGTGGAGGTGTCTTATGGATACAAAAATTATTTGGTATTTTAACCGTGACAAAAAGGAAAGAGGTACAATCTTTGTGAAGAAGGATGAGTACCGTTTAGCCTTAGACTTTGAAGATAATGACCTTGTGAACAAAGACCTTAAGGTTCAAATCAAGAAGTTCCTGAAGAGGACATATCATGTGGATGTACATCAGCTTACATATTGGCAAAATCCACTCAGCGATTTGTGTAAGAAGTTCAGAGGGAGAGATAGGTTATGTAAAGAGCTAAACATCACAGAAGAACAGCTCTGTGAGTTAAACCTTGGCTTCACTAACCCTCACATTAAGTCACAGCTACTAATAGGCTACTTACTTCCTGTGCTATCAGACCAAGAGTTTGCTAATTGGTTTTATTCAACTGTGTATAATTTATACAATGACATTAGAGAGCCTTTACTCATTTACCCTAATAGCCTTAGCCCTTCATTCTACCAATGGCTATATCATGAGAGCTCTTATTCTAAGCTTAATCAGCTAATGCTAGGTAAGAAGATACCAAGTGCTATGATGGTAGGTGATTATATCTATGAGCACAGAGGTGAATATGCAAAAGTCTACAATGAATATTTAAACAGTCTTACTGAATATATATACCATAAATATGACCATATACCTAGTTATATACTTAGCCTTAAGCATAAACTTACATTAAAGCTTAAGCGTAATAATGTCCTTATATCTGATAGGCTTAAACACTTAGG